CATGATCATGGGGTTGCCAGTGTTGCAACCCTCACCTTGTACTGCTGGATAGAGATTATTTACCGGATAATTAACCATTTCGCCTCGCATTCCAATATTCTACCAAGTCAATAAGTGATTTTGCGTCATAACGCAACGATACGCGCTCGTATTGCTTTGTCCTACCTTTTTTCAAGTCCCAACCCTCACAAATATCATCCCCAATTAGATGCCAATTAGCTTCTAAGTCAGATTGATCTGAGACAGTTATCCACTTTGTTTCCCCCTCACTATGATACATAATCCGACCAAAACGAGATGCCGCAGTCATCCAGGTTGTACCATCAATTGAATTGAGGGGGTAGTCACGAATGATAGAGGGAGTTGTCAGCCCCAAGCCGTGAGTTTTGATAGTCGGGTTATACTTCTGGATTAGCTCAAAGCATTGGTCAAGAAAAATGCGTACTCGTTCTTTTTCGCCCTGTTTACCCTTTACAGCCAGAGCAATATAATCATCGCCACTTTCAAGCATCTGAATTAGGTATTTCCAATCGCTATCAAGATGAAACGTGCAAAGAGATTTGATGCCCTCTTTACGCATATAGGAGTGATTTTGCCATGTGGCATCCGCATCCCCAATAACGTCAAGTGACATAATCACTTCAAACTGTCTACCGTAAATATCACAGTAAAGGGTGTAGGTACTCAGGTCTATCCTGGCTCCTACCGTCATGGCTGAAAATGCACCACTATCAAGAAATAGGGGGATGCCCTTTTGAGTGGCATATTTAATCGCCTTATTGTCAGGGCCATTGCCAGATATGTAATGATAGGAAACAAGGAAAGCGAGGTGAGGTAAGTCCTCAAGATATTTGTAATTTGAGCCAACCCCGGCAAGGTATACTTTCATACTTTCAATGCCTCCAAATCGAACAGAGTTAATTGCTTACTCTCAGCGAGTGCTTTTTCGGCGTTGGAATTTGAAAGTACAAAATATTCAGGCTTAAGCTCCATTGCCACTACCTTGCGCCCTGTTCTAATAGCCCGGTCTAAGCAAGTACCAGAGCCACTAAATGGAGTGAATACCAACTCACCGGGTAGGGTATACATCTCAATCGGGCGCTGAATAACGACAAGGGGCAAGGGGCAAAGATGCTTATCGGCATCCTCGGTATCATGGAAATTCTTACTCCTGTCCAGGCCCAAAGTCTCTCCCTCTTGAACATCAAACCAAATACCCAGCGCAGTTTGTACCATGTTAAGCCAGCGTTCTTCACGGGGCATCTTAGCCAACTTGCCAAAGTCACTATCGAAGCCCTTGTCAGGCCATGCACCTTCAGCGTATAGAATCCACTTGTCACCATACATTTCTGAGTAAATCTCAACTTCTAATCCCTCGCATTTCGGGCATTGGTCAAGTGACATAGCGTTAATTTCACCTGATTTATAATTGCGAGTTGTCTTGCTGTCATACCCGATTAAGCTACTGGCGTATCCCTGCCAACCGCATGATTTGCAAGTTGCCAAATCCGCCACTGCCCTGTCACTTTCGCCAGGCTTTTTGAACAAAAGCATTGTACCATTCATAGCTGGGGCAATACGTAAACGGTCTTTCTCCATATTACCCATTGCCAAATTTGAGACATGCTTGACAATACTCTGCATCTGCTGATTTTTGATAATCGGGATTTTGCCAACTAATACCCAGCCCGCTTTGGCTGCTGCGCGAGTTACTTCGCCAGTAACGTCAAACAAACCGACATTGCCATCTAATCCCTTGCGTAATGGCACATCCTCCAAGTGCATTGCCATAATTCTACCGGGCTTGGTGACTGTTTTCATCCCCTCAAGAAAGAACTGAAACTGCAACATGAAGTCATCCATGCCCCCTACCGCTCCGGCCCCCCTGGTATTGCCCATATCAGCCGGGTCACGGCTATAGGTGAAAACGTCACCTGGGAACGGGGGGCTAAATACTGACAAGTCAACCTTGTCAATTAGGCTATCATACATACCCCAGAGCGTCTCATAGCTCATATTCTCTTGACGCGCTAACTCCCGTGCCTTAGCTGGCTTATCCGTTGCCAGATAAATCTCCCGTATCATCAGCATTGATTTGATACTATCAGCATGATAAAGCGAGTAGTCACGAGTGATAATAGGTTCATACTTGACTGATTCAAATTCAGACATAGGTGCAAAATCCTCCAATAATAAAAAGTCTTTTAGTTCGTCTGCCAGAGAGCCGATGTAAAGGCGCTCCTGATAGTCAAAGTCCTGTTGCATGCTCTTTTGTTTCTTGAGCACGTTTTGAATAATCACTTCTTCATATGCCGTATAAACGAGGTAAATGAGTACTTGCTCCATTTGACCGTATCTGTGAACACGCTTCACGGCCTGAAAATATTGCTCAAATGAGTCTTGAAGTCCTGAGAATATTTCGATAAAGCAAAATTGGAAGTTTAGGCCAAAGCCGAGTATACGAGGTTTGCTGATAATTACATCTAGCTCACCATGTCGGAACTGGTCAATTTGAGACAGGCGCGTTTCAGGCTTAGTTTTGCCGGTAATATGAGCAACCCTATAACCCTCACTGAGGAGTTTACGCTCTAAAATGTCGCCCTCTTCATCAAATACTGTCCAGACTATAACCTGCTTGCCGGCATGTGAAACAATAATGTCATGGATAGCTTGTGGCTTATTTGAGGTGACATAGCTCGTTGCCTCATCTCCGTTGTAGACAAACCCCTTGCTAATCTGGCTGAATTTGCTACGCTGACCCATGTCGCTAGGGGGAACTGCTATACCGGGTAAATAAGCCTGTTTACCCTTTTTGGCCCATTTCTTAATCAGGTCATCTTGCTCAGGCGTCATGTCAACAAGGATGTGTATTTCCTTCCAGGGCTTCAAATCGCGTAGATTATTGTCAAACCCATAACTTGCAGGTGAGCGCATGAAGATGCTCCAACTTGCTAGGTACTGATAAAACTTCTCGGTAGCATGCCGGCGCAAAACATACTCGCCATCTTTGTTGACGAAGTACATTGAATAAAACTCTTTTTCAGAGTTGATGTAGCCCAGCCACCAGCAGATCATGGCATACTCGGTTTTGTCGTTGGGTGCAGGCGTACCACTTGCAGCAATACGACGTGGCACAAACTTACAGGCGCTAATCAGGTTACGGGCTATCTTGCCATTGCCACCTTGCCCACCCTTAAGTATGCTGGCCTCATCAAGTAATACCAGTTCAATGTTGCGAGGTAACTCATCAATCTTGATAAATGCCTCATGGTTGATAAAGGCCACTGATTCATCATCAAGCAAGGCCCATTCTTTCAAAGTACGCTTGGAGTTATGCAAGTTGACACTGGCCGGAAAGTCATCAAAAAACGTCTGACACATCTCCTGAGATTGGGTGAGGATGTTGAGCGCTGTAATATAAAGAATTTTACGCTCTGGATAAGCGGCATGTACCTGCCGAGCTACCTCACCTAATGCGTAAGTTTTGCCCAGGCCAGGGTCTAAAAAGATGCCATAGCACCCCTTAATAAAACTCACCTTAGCAATTACTTGCTGATAATCAAAAAGCTTTTCGGTAACTGACAAGGGGAGCTTGATACGCTCCTGATAAAAGCCATCAACGTGATTAGCCGGAAATGTGATGGTATTGTCAATCACCTTGTAAGTAGGCAAACCACGAATAGCGATGTAATCCAGATAAGAGGCAAGTGAAAAGTCATTAAAGGTTAATTCGGCCTGATTGCCGGTTATGGTTGGAGTGTTAGTTAGTTTCATAAATCACCTATCCTATAGAAAACTTCCAGCACTAAACCCATTGTCAGTCCATTCATGAACCTGATTAAGCTCATCATGAGCTAATTCAACTTTGCCATATTCAATTGGCTCAAATCCAACCGGCTGCCCATTGTCACCCAATAAGGTGACAAACTCGCCTTCTGGTTGATATGTATCTAGTTCAGCCTCGATTGCCGATAATTCATCTTGGGCCTTATTTAAGCCGCGTTGGGTCAGCGCAGACATCATATCATCAATAACCCTAACTCGCTCAAGTAAATGGTCAATTGTAGTTTTCATAATAATCTCCTTAATTCCTGTACTGATTCTGAATTTGTAATATTGTTTAATTTGGCCCAGAGGCTGATTACATCAAAAGTGCCACAGCCGGCATAGCATCCCCCTACGTTGGATTTTTTGTCAATCCAGAAATTGTTATGCCGCCCGTGAATTGGACAATCACCCCGGTAGTATCGCCCCTCACCATCTAGCGGTTTAGCAGTAGGCACAAACTCCAAAATTGATAAGCCATTTTTAACTTGCTCGATAATAGATTCGCTGTTGTTATGCTGGATAGTGGGTGCATACTTGCTCTGCTTTGCTAATGGGTAAACCACCGGGGCAAGGTAAAGAGGGCTATAGTTCAAAATTTGCTCAGGTGACACAACTTTGATATTCGTTGGGTCATCCAGGCTTGTGTACACTCGCCCTGATTCGTGTACGCTGGGCGGGGTAGTAACGAGCTTACCAGAGCATTTAATCTCATACAACGCACCCTGAATAGAGTTGAGTTTGGCCGGTTCGGAGAGGTAATAATAGACGTGTACGCCCCGATTACTTGAGACGCGATATGTGTCTAAAATCTCAGGCTGATATTCTAATTGTAGGATGTACCACGCGGCCCAGTTTTCTACAGAATCGAAATCAAGGACGCAAATTCCGCACCAGCCAGTAACGAGGGCGATATTTTTAGGTCGGTTGTCGTCATACCAGAGGCTTATTTGTACCTCGGTGGGAAGTTGCGTTTTGTAAGGTGTCCATTGTACGAGTGGACGCTTAGAACGGTAACAAAGGGGAACTGAGGCGATGCCTTGAGATAGCCAAAAGAGAGCGGTATCTTTAGGACACATTCAAGTACCTCTCCCTACAGTGATTTTAATCTCACCATCAAGCCACATTTGAAGCAGCATAGAAATTATGATAGACATTCTAAGGCCATTAGCTGCCCTCTTTACATCTTTCCATAACTTGGAAGAAATATATATAGAATGGACATAAGAATGGTTTACAGACGCGCCTCTTCTTGGAAATTCTTTGGCATTATATCCCTGCTTTGCCCCTGCTGTATCCTGCCAAAATCGCTCTCTTTTATCTAGCAAAATATTGTCAGTTTCAACCAACTCTAAAATATCAAACTGAAAAGATTCAATTCCGTACTCGCTTGCATCAACCTGCATTTTCTTATTAACATGTATCCCTCGCTTAAGCTGATTGACGTGTTGTTTCCATCTATTCTCAATATCAATAGATGAGCCAACATAAACCCGGCCTGTATCCTCTTGAGTTATTCGATAGATACCCGATTGTCTAACTGACATTTTATTCCGCCTCTGGCTTGAAACTAATCTCCATTCGATAGCCCAATGCACATGCCAGCTTATCTAATGTAGAGAGTTTGGTATCGCGCGGCCAGCCATCAGGGGAAATTAAAGAGGTTACAGTGTTACGTGATAAGCCAGCCTTTTTTGCAATCTGCTTGATTGTCTTATCACTTTTACCCTTCACTATAATTCGCAGTTCATTATCGCTCATCCATTTGCCTCCAAAAGCATAAATTAAGATATATTGAGCATTATACCACTAGACAGTAACAAATGTCAAGTACAAGTTTATTATGTCCACTTCGTAATGGACTTTGCACGGTCTATTGACAAAATATCTAATCCATGATACAATCTCCATACGCTTAATCATATCAATCATATCAATCATAAAAATTCAGGAGCGTAACAAAATGCGAAGTCCCAAACAACTCCAAAGTAAGTCTAAAACCCACCAAGTAATCCCCCTAGATCATAATACATTTAATGTAAAATCCGGCGCATCTGGCAACAGTTACCTAGTGCGCTTATATGCTGATATTCCCGGCGGCATGTGTGACTGCAAGTGGGGCGAATATCGGCGCTATGCTGATTTTTACCGCTCTGGTTGCTCACACGTTCAAGCAGTTTACCGTCATTTGGAAGGGTTGGCAGGCCGGAACATCAGCACTTGGAGCGACATGACCGAAGTAGGTAAACAGCATCGCCCCTTTGTAAATATTGGAGATGATATTTTATTGACCACTAGAAAGGCAGGTTAAATGAACTAAAAACCCCCCAAGTACCAAAACAACCCAAATTCAAACTTTATGTACTCAGGAGAAAATTACAATGTCACTTTTTGCACCAATTCCACAAGATGAAAATGGCGGGCCATTGCTCAAATTTGTTGAGGCAATCTTTTTCGTAACCGGCCCAAAGACTTCCAAAGATAACAAGCAGTTTTACAGCTTTGATTGTCAGGCTACACCCTGGATTGACCCCGATAACGTTCCTACTGACCCCGATGCAATGAAGGTTAGAAACTTCAAAACGAATAACCATCCGGCTAATCGGCTATTCCCCAAGTTTTGGGAATCCTTTTGCATCAAAAGCCATGACGCAACCGGCGCTACAGTTTGGACGGTATTACCCGCTTTTCAGCATGCCCTCAAAACGCCGGATGATTTATTCACTCAATTGGGAGAGCAGGCCAAAGTTTTCCTTATCAGTTACCGCACCCCCTTACTTCTTGTTCCAGCCAAGCCCGATGATTTGGAGTATGCCAAAAATAATAACGCTTTTCACAAGATCACTCAAAATGAAATCGGGCAATGGATGAAAAAGGAATACCCCTGGCAATTAGAGAAAATTTATACTGACCGCGCCACTTGGGAAGCTGATGCGAAGGCTAATGCGTCAAGCAATCCAGCGCCGGTTGTCGCCCCGGCTAATGACCCCGACTATGCCGCCGCTTTAAAGCACCTGCCCGTACTCGTTAAGGCATCCGGCCTTAACGTTGCTACACTGGAAACAATCCTGAGTAGCAATCCCCACGTTGCCAAATTCTTCAACATCAACTCTACTGAGGTTAAGCACGCTGTAGCTACTCAGGTGATTTTGCAAACCGGCCCGACCGATGAAAACGCTATTAAAGGCGTCTTAATCGGGCTTAATGGCGGCGCATATCTGGACATTGAATCACCGGAGATTGTTAGCCAACGGGAAAGTGTAGCATTTTGATGAGTGCCATCAACGCATCTTTAAGGGAATTTGGTGATGGTCAGTATATCGTTGCCTATGTCGAAGTGGATAATCCGGCCTATCAACGTATCCGGCATTTCAAAAGCGTAGTCAGGGAAGTACCATACTTCGATACCCGCAATAAAGGTAAACAAATTGGTACAGATTTTTACTTTGAAAGAAAAAATCGCCCTGGCGAAATCATAAAGAGATTTGAAGCATTATTAGGAGTTAGAATAGAGAAATAAAACCTTGCAGGACGTGAAAAACAAGGTACTTTATCGGCCTATTTAACGACTAATCAGCAAAAAGGCAGACAACTATGATAATCAAACTTGACAGCAGAGAGCCGCCCCATGTCTACAATGCCATTGCCGCGCATCCCCTGCTAGGTATCCCCCAAGTAATGATGTTAGAAACGGGTGACATACATCTCGACAACATCATTGTCGAGCGCAAAGAACCTAACGACTTGCTACAGAGTATCAAAGATGGGCGCTTGTTTAATCAGTGTGTAGCAATGCGGGCTGAAAGTGAGTTTTGTTACCTGTTAATTTGTGGACAGCTTACTTGGGGATTTGATGGCAAGATAACCGGAACTGGCTGGAATTTTCGCTCAGTAGAGGGCACATTGCTCCAAGTCCAAGAGTTAGGCGTGGGGGTAGTGCATGCCCAGAATAGCGAGGATTTGGCAACCTCCCTTGCCTGGCTGGTATCACGCCAAAAGACACAGCACACGTTTTTACCAGTGCGTAAAGAGATGTTGGCAATGATGCCAGATGCGCGTGTTTTGTCCTCTCTACCCGGCATAGGTAATGAACGCGCCCTTGAGTTGCTAAAAGAACGCAACCTGAGAGATGCCCTTTTGTGCCTACTTGACCCGGCCTGTAAAGTTGACGGCATAGGGCCAAAAACAGTAGCAAATCTCAGGCAATTATTTAACTTAACTAATAATCAGACTTTGGAGGTAAAAACAAATGAATAACGCTTTAGCAGTGGTACAAAATTCACTTATGGAAGAATGGCAACTCGACAAAGAACTAGGCGAGTATGCCGCCCGCTCTGGCATTGGCAATATGTATGAAAGCGCCTTGAAAGCACATGTAGCCCGTGAGTTAGGCATTTCCAGCGCCGCCGCTTTGAACGGAGTTTACATTATCGAAGGCAAGCCCAGTATTTCCCCCGCGCTAGCATGGGCCTTAATCGTTAGCCATCCTCAATTTGATGGCTACACCGAAAAGCGCATGACTGATGCAACTGGCGCTTTTTATGGTTGGGAAATCACCCTCAAACGCAAAAACGGAGTACAGGCTACACGGCGCTTTACGATGGAAGATGCCCAGCGCATCACAGTTGGCAAGAGCAATCAGAAGTTAGCCGATAAAGACAATTGGAAGAACTATCCCGAAAACGTTTGCTATTGGCGAGCAATGGGCTTTACTCAAGACATTGTTTGGCCCGATGTAACATTAGGTATGAAACGAAGCGATGAATTAGGCGCTGATATTTCGCCTGATGGCAACGTTATTCAAGCCCCTGCTAACTATGTCATAGAGATGCCGCAAACCCCGCCAGTGCCCGTGCCAGGGGAAGTTATACCCCAATACGGAATTGATACGGCCCGACTAATCGAGCTTGCCTCAACTGAAGAGATTATGGCAGCTAACGGCGGGCAATTCCCCCTTACGCCAGAAGATGTTAATCGCACCGTTCATGGGCTGGTTATATCGGGTAAAATCACGCTTGAGGTCCAAAATGAGCAGAGCATCCCTAACCCTGAATAATGGTGATTTAATCCTAACTAGCCCCTTTGACCGGGGGCTAGTTGAGGATATTAAAGGCATCCCTTACCACGATAGGCAGTACATGCCAGCTACCAAACAATGGAGAATAAAGTACATGTGGGGTAGTGATGTTGCCGCTATGTGTAAAAAGCACTTAGGGCAAGACGTGATTGTGCCTAGCCAAATAACGCAACGTGATGCCGGCCTGACTATCAAACTGCTAAAAGTCGAGTACATTGGTAGTGTCAAGGACAGGAGCGATGGCTCACAAACGGCTACGGGCTGGGCAAATGGCGGGTGGAATGTCATCTTCCCCCATAACGTACTCAGAGCATGGTTTGCCGATGAAAGTAAACCCGATGAGGCTCCAACGAGATATGCTCAGTTAGGCGTCAAGCCAAAGGCGACGGCAGATGAGATTAAAAAAGCGTATCGCCTGGCCGCTAAAACCTGGCATCCTGATCTAAATAAAGACCCTAGCGCAAGTGAGCAATTCAGGCTTATCCAAGAGGCATATGAGATGCTAGGTAATGAGCAACAACGCCGGAAATATGACGCTGGGCTAATGTTTGAACGGGATTATGAAAAGAGCGCCAAGAAGCGTAAAGAAGTTGTTACGGAGAAATTTGGATGGCAGCCCCCAATCAGGTGTGGATTTATGGTGTGTGAAGGCGTAGAGAGTTTGGGTCGATTTACCGTTGCCAAAATCCTCTCATGGTCAACAATTACAAACGAGCGAGGGGAAGAAATGGTAAGCTACTGGCAACGTGGGCAAGATACTTTTAGCGTGGAATGGCTATAATAAAATGAGGGGTGCAAGGAAATGATGAGCCTTTGCACCCCTCAAAAGAAAAGAGGTAAACCGTGACTAGAAAGATTATAACTAAAAAGCGTAAGCTGTCAACAAAAGACATTTGGCTGTTGCTCGACTTGAGCTTACAGCATGGCTATCAAGCAGTCAATTGGGAGTTGTGGGTATGATAAAAATCTATCTTGACATTAGCCAAACTTACCATAAAGATATACCAGATGAAAAAACAGCCGATAGATTAGCTCACTTAATCAAGTATATTCTTGAAGATAAAATACCCCTCGATACGGTTGAAAAGGCCGTGCAATCGCTTAATTGGAGCGAGGAAACTCAAAAGATTATAACCGATGCGGCTGATCTGGTATGGAATAAAATGCAAGAGGAAATTAAAAATGTCTAATCAAATCGTAACCGGTTCTTTATCGGCTATTTCCCAAAGTACAGGTAAGGCGTTATCCGAATCCTTCATGAGCGCAGACGTGGTTATCGTTCTGGATTGCTCTGGTTCAATGGAAAGCCACGACGCGCCGGGTAATAAGTCACGTCGAGCTATGGCCCAAGAGCAACTTGTGAAGCTGCAAGCGAATAATCAGGGCAAAATAGCCCTGGTATGCTTTGCGAATTATGCCGTGTTTTCACCTGCTGGTATTCCGGTTGAGTGCGGGGGAACTACTAATCTAGCCGGCGCACTGTCCTATATTCAACCATGTGATGATACGGGCATGAAGATCATCATAGTCAGCGATGGCAGTCCAGATGATGAGCAAAAGGCGCTGGGTATTGCTAAACAGTTTAAGACGCCTATCTCCTGCGTGTATACCGGGCCGGAAGATGACAGAGAGGGAGGCCGCGCATTTTTAGAGAAGTTGGCAAAAGCAACCGGGGGAACTGCGCTTAAAAGCGACATGCCGGGGTTACTTGAAAAAGAAGTGACGCTGCTACTTGAGGGTTGATTAAAAACCCCAAGTAGGGTATAATGGAGAAACAAAAGGAGCGAGAAACTTTGCCGGGTAACTCGCTCCAATTTGTCTGCAAGGAAAATATTTCAATGTCAAATCTCTTTTTTATCTTAACATATTATCTCTGATCTGTCAAGAGACAAGGCTATTTTTGCTTGTCTCTTTTTTAATTTACAGAAAGGGCAATTATGGCAACTTCGCAACAGCAAACGCAACCCCCTAATACCCCCAAAACAAAAAATCCCAAACTAACCCATACCGAGCTAGGCCGGTTATATTTAGCCCGACATAGAAAATATACCCTTTTTGCCAGGGGGTACTGGCATCGCTATTCAGGGGGGGTTTGGACGCCAGTACCAGATTTTGAGATTGAAATGGAAGTATGGAATTTGATGGAGAGTTTTGAATCCGCACCTCACTTTTATCATCCTACCGATGGCATTAAAAAAAGCGTACTCAGCTATGTGCGGAGTAGCGTTAGCATATCAGAGGAAAAGTTAGATGCCTATCCCAACTTGATAAATCTCAAGAACGGCATTTATAACCTCGATACTGATAGCCTTATTGACCATGACCCTATATACCTGTTGACCTCACAACTCCCCTTTGAATATGCCCCAGCTGCTACTTGTACATTTTGGGACTTATTTATTCAAACCACCTTCACCGATATAACGGGCAAGATAACCGATCAGGAGCTAATTTACTTTATTCAGGAGATAACCGGTTATTCCCTGACTACTGACATAAGTTATCAGGTTATGTTTTGGTGTATAGGCGAGGGCGAAAACGGCAAAGGGGTTTTATTCCACGTCTTAAACAAACTAGGCGGGGCAAGCGCAGCGCACGTTGATCTTAATATATTAAAGAAAGAGAAATATCAACTCGCCACCCTGCTAGGTAAAAGAATTGTTATGTGTAGTGAAGCGAATACCCATGATAACTTAGTTGAAGATGGCATTATCAAGGCGTATGTAGCTGGAGACCCTATTCCAGTTAGACAGATACGCCGGGAACCTTTTACCCTTTACCCCACTGGTAAGTTATGGTGGTCTATGAATCGCCTTCCCACCATAACGGATACAAGTCATGGCTTTTGGCGTCGCATGCGCCCTATCCCGTTTAATAACACGTTTGAAGATGGCAACCGTATTGTTGACTTGAAGGACAAGCTCGACTGTGAGCTATCCGGCATTTTTAATTGGTGCTTAATCGGGTTACGCCGGTTAAAAGCTAATCAGCGCTTTAGTCACTGTAGTCAGGTAGAGTTAATGAAGTTACAGCTACAAACCGAAAGTAATACTATTCGGCTATTTATCGAAGATGAAGCAGAAGTAACATGGATGAATGCAATCGAGAAAAAGATAGACCCTAAAACAGTAGACGGATTAGAAGAATCATCAGCAGAAGTATATGACAGATATAAACAATGGGCTATCTTAAACGGTTACAAACCCCTCTCTAATCGCAGTTTCAAGACTGAAATGGAATCCCTCAAATTTTACTATGGTAAAGATAAAAATAGGACAATGCGAGTTATAAAACGAATTAAATTATCCAAAAGTAAAACATCAAAGTTTGCCCCTAGCAGTCCAACGCAATCCAGCTTCTAAGGACAGCAGGGACGCATGGGACAGATAAAAATGTCGCAATATACTATATATAAAAAATGGCTATTTTCACTGAAACTGTTAAGTAAAATAGCGTTACTCTTAGAATGTTTCTAGTATAGTGTCCCATGTGTCCCATGTGTCCCCATTTATATATTTATATGACTAAACTTATAAAATCATATCTCTCAAAATGTGTCCTTTTAGGGACAGCAGGGACAGATAACATGCAATTTTCGTATAACGGTAAAATGCCTTGAATAGTGAAAATAGGCACAATCAAAAAGCTATCTGTCCCATGTGTCCCTAAAATATACAAAATGCGTCCTGTTTTGAGGTGAAAAATGGATAACCACACCCCCGAATACCTGGCATATCTCAACTCATTTACCTGGCATCTTAAGCGCTGGTTAAGGTTGAATTACGCCGGCCATAAGTGCGAGAATTGCGGCAGTCGTGAGAAGCTCCAGTGTCACCACAGGACATACGAGCGCCTATTCCACGAACGCATATCCGATCTACAAATCTTGTGCGAGGATTGTCATCTCCTGGCAGATGCCCAGCGTCGGTATGACAAGGCGGTTAATACGTTCGCCACTAAAAAGTGGGGGGCAGCGTGGGTACAGGTGATGAGGCCAGATGAGGCAAAGGCGGAGTTTGATAGATGGCTAGAATCAAAGCAAAGTAGGTAATAAAACAAACCCCTGCGTTACCTTGCCACTTGTAGTGCGTCTGATGACAATCTACGCATTACCCCCAAAGCAAAAAATAGAGCCTACTCGTTATTGAGTAGGCTCTATTGATTTAATGCTGGCGGACAGACCGAAGGTATTTTTTATGGTGATTAACAGGGTTTATCCGGTTGGCTAATCCGGTATAGCCATATTGTGATTTATTGCCCTCCCTTGCCTATTCCACTGAGGGTATTAAGGTCACAAGGTACAAACGGGCGGCGATTACATTTGCGCTTGATCTGCGCGGGGCCGGCGAAATACTAAAAGTTAATATGTTTCACAGCGGCAATTGCCGGGGCTGCACGGGCTTTCATTTGGGCCTCCTGTGGAGATAATGATAAACGTTATCGGGTAAACCGTCCCGATTGCGGTTTGTCACCTATAGCGGGCTGGGCTACGGTTGACGATTGATTTTAGACAATAACACGCACGTATAAAGAAATCCTCACTCTAAGTTTTGCCACAGTTTATCAGCCTGTCACCTCGCTTTCTGTGTTTCCAACAATTGCGGATCACAGATTTGAACTGTGTCGAGAGGCTTATGAGACCCCCCAGTCTACCAAGACTTATCCGCAGTATTAGCCCTTACTCCCCGTTGCCACTGTTCTGCGAAATGAGCCAAGACAGTAAGGGAGCGCACACACTAAGGGCTATTGATAAACAGCGGGCCGGATTCGATTCCGGCTTAATCCTTTTGGCGATTTAGGGTTTACGTGTTCCCTCGCCTTCGTTTAGGTAGCACACGTTCCGATACCTACACTTCCAAACAGTGCTGCCGCTGTCTATTCCGTTTTAGTGGGCCGGTTACACGTACCGGAGTCAGCCTTTCCTCATTTGGACGTGTTATTACCTTTGGCTCGACCGGCCCTATGTCATCCGCTTGCGCGGTTGTGACCTCAATAAAAGAGTTGCTCCCTGCCCCGCGCCTCACTTTACTGAGCGCAATGCTCTGTAAATCTATTGCACCATCCGGCCTTGTCCCAAATTGGGAAGGGCACTTTATTTAATGGCCGTCAACTCTTTATGTTGTTAATTTTGCCAGCGTATGCCGCTTAAGCGTACACTTACCCCTCACTGGCTATCTACAGGATGTTGGCATCAACGGCGCAATCTATTAAGCCAGGGCAATGACCCCCACTATGCTCCTGTAGATAAAACGTTGCGCCGATTACCCCCGGCGTTGGGGTTTGCCTCACTAAACCGTTTAGCTCATATAGAGCCTTGCATCTGCCCGTGCGTGATTAGCACGTAGCAAGTTATCACGGTAAAGAAGGCGGCTCAATCGGTTGTCAAGCCGGTAAATCTATGACTACTTTTGAGCCTAATGCCACTATAACCGATATTTGGGAATTTGTCTACCCCTTTTTCACAGGAAAGTGTTACACAATCATTAAAATCTACAAAATAAGTAAAATAATTATTGACAGTAAAATCCAGATGTGGTATAGTGGATACATCCTAAGTTTAGAGGTAAACAATGTTTAAGAATTTTGTAGAAAATAAAAAACCAAAAGAAGGCGACTTGCAGGTTTGGCATATACCCCAAGTACCAGGTGCTCCATTTGAGGTTGCCGTATCTACTCCCCAAGAGGGTAAGCGAGTTATGGCTATCCTGGCCGCCTATGATCTCTTTCAATTCCACTACAATATCAAGCCTGATTACTCTAACGCGCAGGGGTTGAATGTTTTTGAAGATGGCGAATGGCTAACGTGGTATGATGTAGATGGCAACGATATTGATGAATTAGAGATTAACGAAATGGGCGAATTGGTCTATGGCTAAAATCGGGAATCTCGACATTTATTTTTCAGAAAACGATGCCAGTCTTTACCAGTGGCTAATTGAGCTAGGCAAAGCGGGTTACAATAAAAATAAATTGGGCCGGAATTGTCTTGAGATTGGCCGCCTCTTCTCTGGCTCTCTCTCCGAGGCACAAGATGCCGCTAATGCGCTTATCATTGTACGCAATCAATATGACAGTGTAGCTAATGCAATGGATGAGCACAGGGTGTTATTTAAGGATGGTGAATGATGACTAATTACACGCCTGGCCCCTGGACTGTTACTACTTTCAGTATCCTTCCTCGGATCGTTGCCAGTGAAACCTACTCAGGATTTGACACTGGCCCTCAAGTGGCTAAGGGGGGAGGAGTGATGTTCAAAGTAGGTGACAAGGTAAAATGGACTTCTAGCAGTAGTGGAAGTTCAAAAACTAAAACGGGTGAGGTTTTGGTAATTATCCCCGCCCTGGCACGTCCTTACGAAGTTATGTATAGATTTAGCCCCCAGTGGCAGACCAAGTATCATAATATCAGTGTGCCAGGGTATGGTATCTTACCGCGCAATCACGAATCCTATGTAATCGCAGTACCAGCCAAAACCAGTAAGGGCAAATTGAAACTATATTGGCCGGTTGTGAGCAATTTAGAGAAGGTGAATAATGACACCGATTAACATTAAAACCCAACTCCCTATCGAGAGCCAGCGCTGTTTGTGGTGGCACTCTCGACATGAGCGTTGGTATTTTGGCCGCTGGCATTTAGAGATCGGTGATTATGCCCCCGGCTTTTTTTTGGGCGAACAAACAGGATATGTGTCCGATGGCATCGCTACTCATTGGATGCCTGAACCGGAAGCGCCAGAGGTGAATGATGCCTTACGATAGCGAAGCATCACGTTTGCAAGGTGAGATAGCCCAACTCGAAAAAGAGATTGAAACGCTCCAATGGTTATGCGGCCAGGGTGATGATGAATATAACGAGTTAGGTGATGCCAAAAGACTAGAATCAGTCAAATGCACCCTAACCCGCCTTAGTCGTGAATTGGAATACAAAGAAATGAAGCTATCTATCCATCGGCAGCGCACAAAGGAAAGTGGGGTAAAGTATTAAGATGACGGGATTAGTTTTATACCTTACCTGTTGTATTTATAACCGGAGATTTGTGGATCATCAACGGTTTATTGATTGGTCAATTACAAAGCTGAGAACATTCTGGATTGTGTTTTTCTCGCTTTTTATTGGGTTTTATTTAGCTGTAGCATTATCCTTTGACCCTCTTAGCAAAGGTCAAACATTCTTTCTTATGCTCATTTCAGTGTTCATACCGGGGCTTATAAATGCAGTTATGATAAAGGTTTATCCAACTGTCAAAACCATAGAGATAACCAAAGAAATACTTGTTAAACCTAACTCTGGATGTGGAACTATTTACATCATTCGCCGGTCAGATGGTATTCTAAAGTTTGGTAAAGCTCAACGTCTATCAAGCAGGATAACCGAACATCAAAGAGATTATAAATCCAAGTTTAATGCGGTTGCATCTTGGGTAGTACCAGATATGGATTGCTTTGAATCATTAGCCTTATCGCTTACAAAACGATATTCATACCGTGAAGGCAATCGAAGAGAACTAAGAGAGATGTCTCAAGAGGAATTGAGTAAGTTTATTTTAACTTTTACCGATAAAGTTCAAGGGGGATGGATGCAATGAAGAGATTACCCTTAATTTTAGGTCTTATTTTTATCAGCGTTACCGTTCACCGTGTAGCTTTGTTCAGTGGTGGTGGATTTAATGGCTGGGCCGTTGCTTTGGCCCTGGCTATCGGGGTGTTTTTATCGGCCTACTTTACCGAAATGAAAACCACTTCAAAACCCGCTTTGGTTGCCCTGGTTGCTTTTGTTTTGGTTGATGGTCTGTTTAATGTCAGCGAGGTTTTGAAGTGGTCAGTCGAACAGGGCCGGTGGGATTTTGCTTTGAAGTTTTCGGAGCAAAGCAGCATTTATATTTACCGCTTCGCTGATCCGCTTTACGGTATTTTCCCCACGTTAGCCGCCGCCATGCTGGGCTGGCTATCGAAAGCGGCTGAGAAGCTAATTGTCAACCGCAAGGCCAATTGGAAAGACAGACTATTGAATGGGGTTACTGATTGGTTACTTGGAGACGCGCAACCGACCGCGCAAAATGACGCAAAACCAGCGCCAGCGCCAGCGCAGATTACAGCGCAAAAAACTAACAAAACCGGCAAAATTAACCGAGTATCAAAGCGAGATTGGAGAAAAGCAGCCGTTACTATTTTGCGCGACAACCCTGATATTTCCGGGGCGCAATTAGGCCATAAATTGGGTGCAAGCGCTCGCACAGGGCAGAACATAATCAGCGAATTGGAGCAAGCCGGTATCATCCATAAAAATGGCAATGGCTGGCAGGTGAGGTAATGATACTCCTCATTCAACTCGCAATGGCTCAGCCAAACAGCACTACAGGCAATTACGTTAAAGAACTTACCGAGGCCGGCGCAATCCACCGCAATGGATCGGGGTGGAAGGTGTTGCAATGAAAACCCATGGATTTAATCTAATCCACAAGATAGATTTGGTGAAACAAATCGAGTCACTAATTGAGGCCGCAAAACTGGCAAATGACGAGGCTGGGGTTCGTTGGTTAGAAATTCTGAAAAGGCAATACCAGTAATGCAATCTGCAACCCACTGGCAACCGAGCTATAGTCCCGATGATCGTCATAAGGCCGTTGACGCAATCTTGATTATTTGGAGCGAGTTACTTTTGCTCACCGATTTACTCATTAAAATCGCTCAATTGATGACAGATAACCGAGTGGTCATCAGCCAGTCACTTGAGGCGATAATTGCCAACTTTGATATAGTGGTAATCCTGATTATGTGGATAGCCGGGCTAGTGCGCACTATTAACGATGTAGCTATCTGGTATAGCGAGATTGACCGGCAATTGATGAGATGGTTTAGTCGGCTGGTCTATGTACCAGTGTATCGGGGGATAGGATAATGGATAGACTATTTTTATTCGTTATTTGCATGGTGATATTCGCTTTAGGTATATGGCTAGGTCAGACCATTAAACCTGTTATGAGAGATGTTGTCACACTTGATAACCGGCGCTGTATCCTCATCTATGAACAGGATGTAGTACACAAGTTTTGTGAGGCTAAATAATGGACTTCGCAATTATCGTAGCTGCTTGCATCTGCTCACTTGGCCCAATAGCCGGGGCAGTATCCATTATGGCAGTATTTTATTTGTTGGATAGATTGGGGTTTTAATGCTCATCACTCGCCTGATTGCTGCCTTGACCGTTGTTACCATCGCTGTCTGTGTACTGTTTGCAGATGTGATTATCGCTGCACTGTGGTGGATAGCCCTGATCGGTGGGGTGTTCCTGGCCGGCGCCGGGCTGATTACATTGGCAGTCGGGGTATTCCGGGCGCTGGGCGCATTTGAGGAATGGCAGGAAAAGCGGGCTACACGTCAACAAAAGAGCCTGCTGATTGTACAAGATGGCATAGGGCAATCGTTTCTAATTAGGGCCAAAGATGATATTGTCGCCTTGACTACTAACCCTGGCTTTTTTATTAACGGCAAGGCCGCAGAGCCTACTCAAGCAGAGCTAATGATGCAAGCGCTATTCTTCCAGGCCATTGGTAAGGGTCATGTCAATCCAGGGCAACAGACTAGCCCGCTAATGTTACCGGCCCCTGAATCCGTCCCTGATTTACTGCCCATACTCGACAAAGCGCAGCGGGTACTAATTCGAGCTATCTCAGGCGACGGTAAAACAACGCTCTTGCAGCACATCGCAGACCGGCGGCAAGGTGGGGTAATCGTGCTCGATTCGCAATCATACCCTGGCAAGTGGCCGGCAAAGTGCAAGGTCATCGGTACTGGCTCAAACCACGCCGCTATTTCTGTTGCTCTGGACAATCTCATTGAGCTAATGGTCAAGCGATACAAAGAAATCGGAGAGGGGCTAGTCCGGGAAGGTGAACACCCCAAATTGACCATAATTATAGACGAATGGATGGCAATTGTCAGTGAGTGCGCTAATGCCTCAGATGTGATCCGCCGATTGCTCACCGAAAGCCGTAAGGCCGCCTTTAGCGTGTTTATCGCCTCGCACTCGGAACGTATCAAATCGCTTGGCCTGGATGGTAGAGGCGATTTACGCGACGGTTTTTTGATTGTGCGAATCGAAAGCGAAAACGGACAATACACAGCGTCTTACGACTACGGACGTGGTGAGCGCCCTTGTCAGTTACCCGGCGAATACCAGAAGGCACAACCCGAACAGGTATTCGAGATCGAGGCAATAGCAGAGCCAGTTGCCAGTGATGAAGAACAGAGGGTATTGAATCTACTGGATGAGAATAAAAGCTATCGGGTTATTACTGAAAAAGTTTGGCAGCAGCGCGGTACATTTTACAATGATAAAGTTGACGAAATAGCTAAGAAGTTTGGCCGCGAAGTTAGAAAAAATTAGACTTCGCACCCTAGAACCGTATCATTTCCAGCTTCGCATTTTGTCAATTCAGTCGAGTAGGGGTGCGAAGTAGGCAAATAACGAGTTTTGCAAAACTTATCACAAAGTCGTGTAAAAACTGTTGACAACATCACAACAATGTGTTACAATGATTGCAACAAATTAAACATTCTTCTCAAAGAAAGGACTATCAATATGTCAAATCTAATTGAAGCAAAAGTAGGCTCTGAGCAACATTCAAGCGCGTGGGGTAAGGGCAACTTGCAGGGTACTCCAAAACTGGTAGCTGAGAATTATCAACGTGACCGACATAATAGCTACACCGAAGGCGCAGTAGAAATCAGTGAAGGCACTATCATTTCCTGGTGGACTAGCGCCGGGGATAAATACGGCATGCACACGGCTGATTTTTACATTCTCAAAAGCGTAGCCAGCGCTGAAATGCTAGAGTTGGCCGGTGGATGCTACGGACGTGGCAATTATCTCAAGGGCAATTTTGAGATTTTAGCTCACGCTGAAGGCAAAACAAAAGCCCCCCGCCTTATGAAGTGGTGGAGTGAATGGGCTAAATCAAACGGCGGTCAAACTGAGGCAATGGCTCAACATCTGGCAGCGCAAATTGAGAAACGTGGTAAATCAGAGCCGGATAAAATGGAGATACAAATTGCTTAATTTTGGTCAATTCATCAAATCAAAAAGGGAGAGCTTGAGGCTCTCCCAGCAATCCCTAACTGATGCCTGCGGGTTTGTTCACCGTGCCGAAATCAGCCGCTTAGAAGCTGGTAAACTCGAATGGAAGCTGTCTCAGGTTATCGCCATAGCCGCATTATTTGGGATGCCAGCCAGTGAGTTATTGAGGGAGTTTGAAGGAACGAATAACGGTTCGCGTTAAAAGTGGACAGCCAAACAAAGTACCTTTGCCGGAAAAGTAAAGTACCTTTGGCCCTTATATTACCCCTCGCAATCGGTTATACTGGCATTATCAAAGTTAAACATTAACAACTGAGACATTCACCGGAAGATAGTTAGAGCCAGTCCAAAGTAGTCTCATTAGACGAAATGGGCGATACTAGCACCGAAGTAGTAAGCGCTGGACAAAAGAAACCCTTAACCGCCTAGACAGTGCCACTCCAAGTAGACCTCTCTAAAGAAGTCATAAAACCAACCGAGTGAGCAACGCAGGTAACAAGAGCATAAGGGGAACAGGGGGAGCGAGTAGTCAAACCAAACAGCGGGCGATGAAATCGGTTAGCAACAAATTGGTAAGCAGCCGGTGAATGTCTTAGAAGTTAATCCCCCGCCCAGAGGCTTATCTGGGCAACAGGAGTAATGTGATGTCAGTCAGAAGTCAACATAACCGAACTGAAAATACCGGTACTCGCGTAGGTGATAAGTATTTTATTATCCAGCGCGGATCAAGCCGGGCAACAGGTAGTAATTCAACCTTGTCATCAATGCGGCAAGCGGCCAAACGGTTTATAGAGACGCCGCAATTTACTGCTGATTGCCTGTACTATGATGGGTTTATGGTTAATGGAAAATGGCAATTTAGGGCAGTAGGATTAGGGCAAAAGTTCTAATGCCTAACCTCACCTGCCCCCTGTGCCACGCCCCAGTAGGGCAGCACGTAATCTTTGCCGGGGTTCTATCGCACGTAACCCCTTATGGTCAAACTGAAATGGCCCTAGAGGTAGGTGTAGCCCGTCAACAATTTATTGACAAACCATCTACTGAAACATTGCAACGCTGGCAAGATACAATGGAGATGCGGGCCGAATACCGCAAGGCGCTAAAGTGGCAAACGAGGGGCAATAATTGGTAAGGTACTTGCCCAAGAGGGCATCAAATTGGCCTAAAACTCTGCCCACATGGCACTATAAACCCGTCTCGTTATGGCTTATAATAGAGCCATAGTCAAATATACAGGAGCAACCGACCAATGAAACAGCGGAAATTTAGAACTACTCCAACTAATCAAAAAGACCAAATTAAATTTATGAGATTAACCAGTGACCAAAAAGAACTTGTACTTGATGAAGTTGAACGGCTTTATGATGGTACTCGGACTATGGCTCAATGCTGGAAATTAGCTCTCTTAGGGGCTGAATAATGCACACTCCCATAATTGCCTCAATTCTCTCCCAACTCGGTTTTGTCACCCGTATCACTTCAAGCGGCGTCATTGTCTCGCTTAGCCGGCCAGTGTCAACGCTTGAAGTTGAGTACGCCTTAACTCAGGAGTTTGAGGGGATTCAGTTTCAGGTGAGCCGGATTGGTCAAAATTCAATTTTAGTTCAGGAATAGGAACATCACAATGAAACACAATGTATCAATTGCAATGACTGAAAAGTATGTCCACATAACCCACTTTGCCCCCTCTGGCAGGCCGGGCTACACAAAAAGCTATCGCAATGACAAGATAAGCCAGTACAGCCGTAATCGGGTTTATGCGATAGCTCACAGCAAGGCGACCCGTGCAACTATTAACAAAAGCGGTATTACTCAGTATTTTATTGAACAAGCTAACTAACTGCACCTAGTAGAAACCACGAAAGGATTACCAATGTCACAAGAAAAACAGTTACCCGTTGAAAAAATAGTTGTCAGTCGTGAAACCGTTGAGCGTGTAGCCAAAGGGTTGTCAGACAACGCAAAGGGGAAGAAATGAGCATAACCGAACAAATAGCCGAACTCAAGTCAATTCGCCGTGATCTTAAAGGCGAATTGCGCTATGAGAAAGATGAAGAAGCAAAAGTGGTTCTATCTCAGCAACTTGAAGGCATCGAAGCGGCCATTAAAACTCTTGAGTATGTCAAGGCTCAACTTGTGGCTAATGCCTATCTAATCGGGATTGGAGCATAAATAATGCAACCCGCCCTATTTTGCCCATCTCATTATACTGGACATTTCGCAACCGTTCACTTTGTCAGCCCTGAATGGGGTTGGCAATGCACTTTTTGGGAGATGGGCAAACCAGCCGGTCACAAGTGGTTTACGGGCATAATAGAGGCGCTGTTGGAGTGCTTCAACCTGGGGTTAAGGTTGGCTAGTCCAGCAATGCAACGGGCGTTTACGGAAGATGTTATATTATCAGGAGAATAAACAATGTCACTACCAACGCAACACGGCGAAAATATAGCTAATGATATTCAGACAGAAGATGCCTATGGAGATTTTAATGTATTGACTACTGCCGATGTTTGGCTAATCCTGGACAATCTTCATACGCATTTTATGGATAATGGGAGTGAGAGTCATTCAAATTTGATGGATATGCTGTCAAGTTGGATGCAAGAATTAGAGCAATTCGACAACGAATTACCACCGTTTTAATGGGCCGCAGTGAAGGGGTAAAATGAAATTCCAAGATATTCCACAAATGACACAGGCACGTTATAGGGTTGACCTAACCTGGAAATATTTACAAGATTCTCTAAAACGTTACGATAAAGATTATGGCCTTGACCTCGACCCTGACTTTCAACGCGCCCACGTTTGGACTGAGGCGCAACAGATAGCCTATGTTGAGTATCAATTACGTGGTGGTATATCTGGCAAAGATATATTTTTCAATTGCCCCGGCTTTCAAGGCAATCGTAACAAAGTCGGCCCAATGGTTTTAGTTGACGGTAAACAGCGCCTTAATGCAATTGCCCTATTTCTACAAAATGAGATTCCAGCCTTTGGTTGCTACCTGAAAGACTATGAAGATAGGTTGTACTCGCTCTTGAGTTTGAGTGTTCACATTAACAACCTTGACAGTTATCAGGCAGTTTTACAATGGTATCTGGACTTAAACAGTGGCATTGCTCACACTCAAGAGGAATTAGATAAAGTACGCAAAATGATGATAGAGGAATAATGGACAAACTAACTGAGGCCATCAAAAACGGTGCACATGGTTGGAAGCCGCTATAACAAGCGGCTTTTTTGTTACCCCCAAATCCACCACATCATACCCCAAATAATACCCGGCTTTGTTCGTACAGGCTAAATATTAACGCATCTGACAGAGCCTCTTGGCTTAAAAACGCCAACGCAATTCTGCCCGTTATTGGTAGAGTTAAGTCCCCTCTAGCACCTATTAAAAAATTAGCCGTTGAATTAAAAATTGTTGCCGGTATGGCCGTAACATTTGTCACTTTATTATTATTGGTAAAAATAGCCACTTCTGTTGAGGGCGTAAATCTACCTACTACAAAAAACCAACTACCCGTTGAGATAGTTGTCGCACCTGTAGCTACAAATGTATTAGCGCCGGTACTTGATATAGCCATTTCAACAAAGTTGCCGCCTGTTTTGTAGAGTAGATATGATTGCTGATTGCCGGTGGGATTCCACTTATTTATAATTATTTCAGTTGCTCCTAAATTCGTTAGCCATACCCACGCCCCCATCGTCAGGCCACGCGCCGCCGCCACAATAATCGCCTCATTGCCTAATATGTCAAAATCAGCTTCGTCTGCTCGACTCAGCCAATCGCCTACCCCATCAAAGGCCAGGTATGGCACAAGTCCATTGTAAAAATTAAACTGTGGATTCCCGTTGTACGTCAGGGTCTTTGCTTGCCCTGATAAATCAAATGTGTTACCCGTGTTCCGTGACGCCGTGTTTAGAGGCCAAAAACCGACCAAACCCGGCAAGGTTTGAAATAACAGCTGCGCCCCCACCTCTGGCTTAATCAGTCCGTCAACCTGCCGTTGTAACAAGGTCAGCCGTTTGACTAGCTCTTGTATCTGAGCATCCATTATGTTATCGTTCCCTCAAATTCAAGTCGTGCCTGGATTGTCTCACTACTATCCTGATTTTTGTTAATAATCGTTGACCGGATGATAGCCGGGAATTGGATATTTCTATAACGGGCCATAACCTGATAGCCATAATCCCAATCTCTACCAAAACGAGTACCGATAGTATCAACCGGGTCAGCGCTAAAATTCACTTTCGGTCTACCCGCATCTAATGCCGCTTGCCCAATGGCAGTTACCCCGTTATTTGTTGCCTCATTTCTGGCATCAGCAAATCCCTCACATCTCCCCCAAATTGAGACGCCATATCTAGCCGAATCGCTCACCTGCTGAATGTTACGAGCTATTCCCTCACCTTGACCCCCGGCATAGATATAATTCTCTTCTTCGGTGTAGTCATACTCTAAGTGGGGGTTTTTCATATTGCCACTGGCCTGGTCGAATGTTACTCGGTCAGATACATCTTGCCCCGGTTGCCCAATAAAGGTTTGAAACTGAAACGTTATCGAGCTACCTGTAACCACATTAGGCACAATATCAAAGAATACCTCAGTACCGGCTACTCTTACCGCCTGTGCTATGGTTGGCAAAACCCCCTGCCCAGAGGAGGTTAAAAGGTAATCAAACGGGAATGAACGGGTAATCGTTGGGCCTAGTCCTAATTGCCCTTGTATGCTCAAATTGGGCCATAGGCGTGTGCCTGCGCTAGGAACAGGAGCTACACCATCCGCTATTGCCTCAGTGACAATCTCTTTCATCATGTCATCAGCAAAGTCGGTTTTAGTGGCTTGTGCTGTGCCAGCATATGCGGCTACAATGCGCCGACGTAACAAGTCGTTACAATCTGGCCCTGATATGGTTATCTGTTCCTGTGACCCTTCATAATCAAAGTTGAATTTACGGATAAAATAAGGACGCCATAAACCCAATCTACCCCCTTCCGGCGCTCTCCAAATTTGCACCATAAAGTCAGGTTTAATAATTGAGAGGTCAAAACTTTTGGGTAAAGAGAGGTTAAACCAGCCGATTTTGTTTACCAGTCGAGAGGCTTGAAAACCTAATGCGGTAGAGAGTTGAGCAACACGAAGGCCGGCGCTATTAGTCAACCACAATTCGTAAGTTCCACTCATTGGGCTAATCCCACGACTTGAAACTATCTCTAAAAAGGATGTAAGCCGTAACCGTTGGCGCTCCGCTTGTCGCCACAAACGAGGTTAAATCCTGACTACCCGGTTGCAATGCCCAGATGCCAAAGTCTGAATTGGGCAAAACCGCATCAAACCGAGGCCCAAAAAAGCTGCTGATAACTGTCCTGTTAAGGGGATTCAAGTCAACTGTAAGCGTCTCACCATTTAGAAGTGAATAGTTGAAAAGTATCTCTAACCCAATTGTCTCATTTTTAAGCGTCTCAATAATAGCAGTAGTGCCACCGCTTCGAGTGTAGACAATCTTGGGAAATGCCAGCGCACTACCGCCGTTCGAGGCTGTGATTTTACCGGCAAAGTTGCCTGTTCCTGATGTATCAAAACTTAGGAATAAATCATATTTTTGCTCTATAACTGGGTCAACAAATTTACTAGCTAAAACTCCATATACGTTAGGTACTCCTGGTAAATCTATATCAAGATGCGCCCATGCGTATCCATTCCATCGGGCTATACCCTCTGCCAGAGTTATTCCCCCAGCGCTGGCAAATCCACCTCCTACATACAAAGTACCATCCTGCCCAATAGACAGCGAAATGACAGAGCCACTAAGACCACTCCCCAATGCCGCAAAAGAAGCTCCATTCCAAGAGGCAGTATAATTAGCCGTATTACCCCCAGCGGTAGTAAAATCTCCGCCCATATATACAAGCCCTGAATTGGGGTCAACAACCAATCTATTAACTAAGGCGTTGAGTCCAGTTCCCAAAGCAGAAAAGGTACTGCCGTCCCATGAGGCAACATAATTAGCGGCTGTTCCTCCGATAGTGGTAAAAGTACCCCCCACATAAAGGATGTTGCCAAATCCGATAGCTAAAGCATTTACGGTAAAATTAGTACCTGTAGACAAGGCACTATAAGCTGTGCCATTCCACATGACAATACCATCTGCATTGGCAATATTATTCCAATTGAGGAAAGAGCCACCGATGTATAAATTGCCAGATAAATCAAAGGCTAAAGCTCTTGCACTGGTTATGGCTGCTGCTCCCGTTAATGGCACGCCTACCGCTGCAAAAGCTGTACCATTCCAGACAGTTAGGTAATCAGCAGCCGCGATTCCACCAGCGTCGGTAAATTGACCAGCAATATATACATCTCCGTTAGGCGCAATAGCGATAGCATTGACTATATTATTTAGTCCACTACCTAACGCCGAATAAACGCCGGTTTGTTTATTGTACCTAACGATATTATCAGCAGCAGCTATATTGTCAAAGTTACTAAAAGAGCCACCGATATAAATATAAGTTGCATCCTCCGCTAATGCCTGGGCATTTCCATAAGTTCCCGCCGCATTAGGCGGTCCAAGTGCTGACCATTGCCCTGTTGACTTTAACCTACCTGCAAATACCCGGAACGTATCACTGTCATTCGTATCAAGTACCGCCGCCGATTCGCCAATCTCATACCACATCGGGTCAGGGGCTACAAGTTGAATAGCCGCTTTTTCAACAAACTTCTTTGTTTCTTCCCACTGGCTATCCTCAACCGGTGAAAAGGTCTTATTGTAGAACGCCGCCAAGTCACCTTCAAGGCCGCCCTGATAATAAGCACTTATTTCCTTTGGTACTCTCGCCCCATAGAATTGAAACTTGACTGGCTGATTATCGGGATAGGTATCTGAGGCCAGTGCCGTTATTAGCGCCTGCCGATTGTCGTGTAATTCCTGTTCACTATCGGCTATGAATTTGCCCACTAAAGTAAAGTTACGAGGTTCTAACTTGATGCTGTTTAACTCAGCGCCGGGTAAAAGGGCATAAGGGTCAAGCCCAATTGTGGGAGTTACCGCGCCTGTACCAACTACCTTTTGCACCAAAAAGCCATAGTCATCAAACAAATCTTGGGGCTTACCGCCGGCCCGTGATTGCCCACTACGGGTAGAAGTCGAGGCATTAGCCACGCCATTCCAACCACAGCCGGGTTGTGTGCCATCGCAGTAAGTTGTGTACTCTGTTTGGGCTTCTACCTGCACCCCGTCAACGTAGAAATCGCCACTACCTGGCCCTATTTGGGCAATGCGTACAAAAGTAGAGCCGTTGGCCCTAGAGCCATCAAAACGCACCCCGTATAAAAACCAGCCATCCCCATAAGTTTCAAGTAATTGCGCCTGTATTAAGGGAGATGCTTTGAGGATAAACCCCCACCGGGCCGGTAACTTGCCTCTAACCCGCGCCGTTGCCCAGTAGGTTTGATTAGTAAGCGTGTTGCCTAAAGCAAGTTGTATACCCTGTGCATTACCCCCGGTTTGCAGTCGGTAGGACTGAATCCCATATTTCTGGAAGGTAGTCACCTGAGTGACGGTTGCCGCGCCCAATGCGACAAAGTTACCCGTTGTCTCCCCTGAGGGGTTGACTACCTGGTTGGTAGTGGCAACTGGATTCACAAACCGCCAGCCGTTTGACATGCACTCAAGATTTACAGTAGTTCCCATGATGATCGGTAAATAGGTAAAGTTAGGCTCTTGTGCCTGAACTGGTAGACAGAATAGCAGTAATAAAAGAAGTAAAAGCCGTTTCATTTGTCCTCTGCATTTTAACCTACCATTGCTTGCATAATGGCGTATTGATTGATAACCCCTTGCGGAGTAGCGCCACTATTAACTGTCATATCAAAGTTGTAATTTGAGATGCTTCCACCTTGCCCCCCACTTCCTAAAACAGGCGCTTGTACCATTGCCGGAACCTGGCTAATTAACTTACCTGTTGCCCGCATTACATCGGGGATTGAGCGCAAAATACCCCTACCCAATCCACTACCGGCTAACTCGCCTTTGCCCATCATAACCTTAGATGGTGATGCTATTTGTAAATCCTTATTCACCTGTTCGATCATCGCTTGTACCAGCCGGTTAGTTGCCTCTACCATATCCGGTATAGAGGCATCAAGGCCCAATGTAATGCCACCCAAAATATCTTTGACGTTTAACCCGGCGTCACTAAGCGTTTTAACCAGGTCAAGCTGCTGCTGTAGGAAATTTAGCTTTTGCTGATTTTGTTGTAATTGTAAAATGTCATCCTGAATATCTCTTTGTTCTTGTAAGGCAACATTTAGCTTTTCTTGCGCCTGCGCCTGAGTTAAAACACTACCCTCAAAATTAACCGTTGCCTCGCCGCTTTTAACTAGCTCTTGTAAGGTTGATACGCGGGTATCAAGTATATCAACACTTGCCCCTACGATATTGTTAAGCTGATTACCAATTGTCAAGGCTGTTGATGCCGCCTGAATAAATGCTTTCTGTTGTGCCTTTTTTAGCCTGGCAGTGGCATTAGCAAACTGCTCCAAGAATTGCCCAAATCCACCTTGAACAATTGACCCGGCTTCACCGCTAAAGACGTTTTGGCCTAATATCCCTGCTTCTCTGGCCAGCCTTCTGAATGTTTCCTCTGGATTGGCGCTTCCTAAAATCTCAGTCTGATTGCCGGCAAATACCCCACTTAGTTGCTGGGTTGCCATTTCTCGCTTACCAGTTTCAAGTCCTCTAAACTCAAAGAACCTTGCCAGGCCTCTTGTGGCCTGAGATACAATATTCTCGTTACTGGCTATATTCCGGTTAAGGTGGAGCAGGCTATCAATAGTACCCTGACTAATGGTCATTGTGCTAAGCGCACTACCTGCTTGCCCAGCGGCATTAGCGATACCCAGCAAGGCGGTTTCAAGGGGAGTAGGTGAGCCAGGGGTGAGAATATCAGGTAGAGTAAAGTCTGATACCGCATCGGCCAAAGCGTTGAAAAAGGCCGTTGCCTCTTTGATTGCATTTTTAACCCCATCCATTGCCTTTTTGAAAATAGGCAGGACATTTTCAGCCATGTCCTTTAGTATCGGCCCTAGCCCCTCATTGCCCGTTAAATTCTCGCCGGCACTCGTAAAAATAGGGATGACTTTTTCTTGTATAAACTTCCACACCTCATTAAGCGCAGGTAATAATACCTTTTGCCATAATCCTGCCATTGCCTGAATAGCCTTATTTACTACGGTCGTTATCAAGTTACCCACTGAGGCTAATAGAGGTAGGATGCTAGTGCTGATAAATCCCCATACAGCGCTTAAGGCCGGTAACAAAACATTTGTCCATTGGCTAGATAAGTTATCTACAGCAAACCCGACAACGCTTACTAGAAAATCCTGAAGTTGCATCCAAAGGGGGAACATTGTACCACTTACAAAGTCCCAAATAACTGTCATAGCTGGCAACAGGATATTTGTCCAAGTGTCAGCTAGGAATTGCAGCGCTATCGGGATATTCGTCATGAGCCAAGTAGTAAGCTGAGATAAAATCGGCTGAATAACCGCCCATGCCGCGAATGTCTTACCTTGAATATCGCCCCAATTCCCGGCCCACGCCGCGCCAAGCAACGCTGCCCCAGCGACAACTAACATAATCGGACTTACCAGGCTGACTATCCCGGCCACGATAGCCGCAAATACCCCACCGGCCAAAACAGCGCCCACGCCTAATAATGCACCTTTAATCTCAGTAAAGTGGTCTATGACGAATTGCACTCCCACCGTTAAGGCGGGTAATAAGTTGGTTGACAAAAACGAGATAGCCGCGCCAAGTGTGTTAGTCAGCGTATTGGCCAATGTAGCTGAGTCCCCCATGATTAAGGTCATCAACTCAGATACCTTTTTGAACAGTAATGCGCCACCCTCTAATCCCAATGAGGCGAGTAAACCGCCCGCGCCAAACTTTTGAAATGCGGTAAATAGCTCTTGGCCCTTTTGAATGAGGCTATCAAAAAAGGCCACAATAGCCGTTGAGTTACCTGTTGCCAGTCCTGCTAGGGTAGAGGTGACTTGACGCAAGATAGGCAGGAATAAGTCACCCACCTGAATTTGAATGGCTTGGATGATACCCTGTAGAATTTCCCATGCACCCGACAGTGTATCAACGCGGGTTGCAGCAGCTTTGGAGGCTTGCCCACTTCTATTAACCGATACTGATAAATCTCTGAACTGTTGCTCAGTCATCCCCGATAAGGCCAGCAAGGTACGAGAGGCATCACTGCCCCCGATAACCGCCGCTGTATTAGCCCGTTGCTCATCACTCATACCGGCTAAGGCTTTATTCAAATCTCCAACAATATCACCCATTTCCCGCATTTTGCCAGAGCTATCAAAAACTGATATACCTAAGTCGGCCATTGCTTGCTTAGATTCATCGGTTGGATTGGCAAAGCGTTGCAATAAAGTTTTGAGCGAAGTACCAGCATCAGAACCGCTTGAGAAACTAGAGGCAGTAGAGGCAATAATAGCGTTAAAATCAGATAATGATACGCCGGTACTGTTGGCAATCTCACCGGCATTAGCCAGGGCTAAAGCGTAATCATTAGCATCAAACTTACTCGCAACAAGTACGCCGGTTATGCCGTCTGCAACCTGCTCTAAGTCACTCGCCTGTAAGTTAAAATTCTGCATAGCCCCGGTAGCAATATTTGCCGCTGTCCCAAAATCAGCCCCGGTTGCATTAGCCATAGCAATGGTAGATTCAGCCGCCCCGCCAAGTATCTGCGAGGTAGTTAGCCCATTTTGCCCAAGTAACTGAATAGCCTCAGCCGCCTGGGTTACGTTTACGGTTAGATTGGGATTAAGAGAGAGGTCTAAAATCTCTTGTTTAAGTGGGCCTACAGCGTCTTTTGTAACGCCCATTGTAGCCGCAATGTTAGCCATCTGTTGGTCAAGGTCTTTAGCTTGACCAACACCCGATATGGCAAAAGTGGTTATGCCTGCGCCCAATGCCAGTACACCGGTTAGGGCAGCGCCGCCGGCAATTGTCCCCACCTTTAGCAGCGAATCGCCTAGCCCGACAAACTGACCGGCTACAGCGGATAAGGGCGAACCTAAAGAAGAGAGGGCTGAACTTAGCCCCCCCGTTGATTTTTCAACTCCTTTAGCCTTCTTTTCAATACCATCATAGGCGTCAAGGATAGTTTTAGCGCCGGCCTCAAAGCTACGTAGCCCGGCAATTGCCGCCTCAAGCCCAACGGCTGGTAATGGCATTATTTTTTCCTTTTACGGGTAGCATTACGTTTAGCTTCCTCGTTTTGCTCATGAGCATTTATTGCCTCAATACGCCATTGGGATTCGTACCAGGCCAGAATGTCAAGCCGGTCATCCAAGCTCAGGGCGTCAAAATCAGACGGTATAGCAATCCCCCGCTTATGTGAAGCCTCAAGCTCCCTGTACCTCCGGTTGTACTGCCAACCGCTTGACTTTAGTAGCGCTGGATGGCGTAGCGCCGTTAGTTTCTGGCTGTGCCACGTTATCTCGAAAGGTATCCATTCTAGCTGACACCTCTGGGTCAGTTACTTGAGTTTGACCAATGGCAGAGGCAAATAAGAATTGCCAGTCACCCGCGCTACGGATAACATACTCGGTTAGAAACTGGATGCGCCTATCCTCTAAATCAGTCGGGTAAGCTTCATCTGTCCTACTTTCAATACGGGCTATTTTGGAATCGTATTGCTCAATCCCCCCGTCAACGTCAACGCAGTAGTCAATAATCGCTTCACCCTGGTCATTGATACGAGCTTCATCAATCGCCCTCTTTTTCTCAAGATAGTGAGGGTCAGTCGGGTTGTCTACCTGCTCAGTACCATCAACCGTCTTAATCGTCTTTTTTGGCACTGATTCATAAGGATGATCTTTCTCTACCTTAGCCAAAACCCTGCGCCACAATTGAGACGGTATCGGCCTAACCCATATCTTGATGCCGCTTGTACATATGTGACTTTCGCCACTTTCAACTTTTTCTAATGCTTCTCTAGCTTTACTTGGCATCTATCTCCTAATTTAAGCCAGCCTTGATGATAACAGGATAACCCCCGAATAGCGCCCCGGCTGCAACAACTTCATTTACATCACAACAGGCCAGTGCGTTGAGGTCAATACCGCTTTGGATAGTTTGGGTATAGTCCATGATAATCTCAACATCGTTACCACCCGCGCCGCCCGACAAGTCACGCAAGATTCTAGCGCGGGGGCCGGCGTCGTTGTGTAAAATGAACATTGCCTCCCCCGAACATGGCCCGCAGAAATCAATGTCATCAACCGTTCCTACACTGTCACCATCAAAGGCTACACGGGTAAAGTTCAAGCCCTGATCTACAGACCGATAAATACGCCCGTTATTTGTGCCTATGTAAATCTCTCTACTGCGGTTAGGTGGGATAACAATATCAAGGATGTTAGCCGATGTAGTGGACGTTTCAGTAATGTCACTCCAGGTTTGCCCACCGTCTGATGACATAATCATAGCGCCGTTATTGCCGGCTGCTACAATCAAATCCTTGTCATAGGCAAAAACCGCGTTAATTGTTTCAGTAGTCAGCGTTGCGCTATGGGCTTCATTCCAGGTAATACCACCGTCACCCGACTTAAGGACATAACCCCCAACACAACCAATCCACCACTCGCTTGACGTGCGCTTAAATAGTGCATTGTGATTAGTCGAAGGTGCGCGGGTCAGTACGACTTTGTTCCATTCGTTTTGGTCTTGAGTTGTCGAATCGTTGTAGGCAAAGGCGCTATCGCTATTGGACGTAACTCCAATCCGCTTACCGGAACACTCGACATTTTCAGCGTTACCATTCAACCCTAGAATAGGTGTAACCGTCGCAGTAATCGCCCCTGATGCTAGGTTCTTAACCAGCTTAATCAGGTTAGGAGCAGCATAAGGCGCAGCGTCGGCATTGGTTACAGCAAAGAGTGTAGTACAGCCATCGCTTTCCACCCCACAATAACCTGCACATTTTGGGCTATCGCAATACTCAATATCGTTAATAAGTTGATCGCCCATCGTGGTGGTAGTGCCACCTATCCGCCCCGGTGAAATGTGCCTCACCTCATATTCGTTATTGGCGACAGCAGATGAGGTGACTAAAATCTCATCGTCATCCTCTGCGCTGGTTACAACCAAGTCATCATAACTTTTGGACTGTAAGCGCACATCACAATACGACAAGATGAGGGGGTCGTAATTGGTGGTATCCTCACGCTCCCCACATATTGCATACCGTGCTCGTTGTGAAAAAGGACAGTTAAGGCGCTTGAGATAATTTAGCTTCCCTAGTTTTGTCATCAAATCAAAGCTGATTAAATCAGGGGCACCCTGTATCATGCTGGATTGCCGGAAAGCCCCTGCGACTTTTGGGTCTTGACAGAACTTACGTTCAAAGTCGCCAAAACCTACTTCCGGCCCCGACATAGAAGCGCAAGACGATAAGTAATACCAGGGATTGCCAGCCCCGCCCGGTTGCACGTCCACATTGCCTTGTCCTTTACGGACTAATAATTCATCTGCCATCATTCCTCCAATTGCTTAGACACTCGTTTGAATGTGTTGTCAATAATCCGTTTGAAATCAGGTTCTATGTCCTCTGCAATCGTTTTGGAAAACTCCCGCGCCTCTGAGCCAGGATGGTGTACTACTTTGGCGAATACACGAGGGCCAGTTGATACACCCCCACCGCTTACCGTTCTAGCCGGTCTAGCCAGCGTCTTTGATTTGTATCCCGTGCGAAAGGATAACAATGGTACATTTTTTGCCGCTATCAAGTGAGACTCTGTCCCCTGGTCAACATAGCCGTAAATCTCAGCCGCTGGGCCGGTAGGAAAAACAGTAACCATTATTCGTTCAGCGTTGATAAACTTACGAGCTTTGAACACTGGCTTATTTTTCCAGTCAGCTACAACCAAGTTATGGGACTTAACAAGCGCTGGTTTTACTTCCCTATCCATTGCTTGCTCTAGCTCTTTTCGAGCTATGCTGTTTAGTTGGGTAATAAGCGCTCGTTTCTTGCCTTTCCTAATGCTACGGAATAACATTCATCTTCTCAAATTCAGCTTGCGCCCATTCCTTGACGTGTTTAGGCCGATAGTCAGTAGTGTAGATATTACTTTTTGCTATATTGCACCGAGGGCAGAGCGGTTGAATATTTGTAATCCACGTTGACCCGCCTCTACTTGCTGGCTGTATGTGGTCGGGTGATAAATGACAATTACCTTTACCGCACTTCATACACTTGTAATCAGCAAACTCACAAAGCGTTTTCCATTGCTCAGGTGTAAAATAACCTACTGAGGCTTTACGCCGTCGCCCAATTCGGTATTGGACAGTTTTGGGTGATTGTCGGTAATAAGCTCCCCATTTCATAGGCAATAAAAAAGGCGACTCAAATTGAGTCGCCGCTAAGTACAAAGTACGCTAAGGCTAATTATTATTTTATGTTGATTTTAGTACAAGCTCTTAAATGCTTCCCCTGTCCACTTGGATATAGGTGCTGACTGCACTTGTATCCATTCCTGTCCATTCCAATTCCAAGAATTACCACAACCGTCCCATTTTGTCGTTAGACCTTCAACGAAGTTACCACCAATATAGAGAGTACCATCTTTCCCTACCTGCAAATTATTATCAGGATAATCAAACTCCCAAGTAGCTTTGTCGGGTAAGGTATCATCTTGCGAAGTAGGCAATTGTATATTTGCTAATACTGGTAAAGTAGCAATAAGTGGAATTGATTTTATAAAATCTCGCCGGTTCATTATCACCTCATTGATAAGTATATCACATCATATGGTTATTGTCTACCACTTCATAAGTAGCTTCAAAAATATCAGGTTTACAGGGGTAATAATGCTCATTATCTGGGCTCTTGAATAATCCAATCGCCATTTTGAAGATAGGACTTTTGATTATGAATTGTTACCACCCATGCATCACCGATATATGTTTTACCATCACTAGAAGTTGACGGATAGAACACCCCTTGAATTTTTGGCTTGTCATAAAAGAACTGCTCAGCATTTACGATTACTGGTTTCTTTCGGTATTGTCTCATTGTCTACCCATCTTACCACCACGCCCCATTGCCATTTTTTTGACAATGCGCCACGCCTCCAATGCGCCTTTTGAGTACAAGTCCCAGGGCATCGAGGCCGCTTCTGGCGTCAATGGGTCAATATTCGCTCTATCACTTGCCCACATCTGCTGTGCTTTGTCACAAAAGTTACAAGGGGGTTCAGGTAACAGAACGTTAGTCAACTTGACGATAGCCCGTTCCAGGTTGGCATCCATTCGGCAATTTCTATCAAGTGGCAATCCAGCCCGATAATTAACACATACGCTTTCAGGGGGTAAATAGCAATCTAGTGGGGTAGTGTATTCATTGTTACCTGTCGCCGGTCTAGGACGAAAAAAGCCATGCCGCAAGTCGGTAGATTGAGCGCATCCCGTTTGTGTTCTATGAGCGCATGGGGCTTCTGTACATTGGCAAGTCCTGTCCCACTTGAGAGTAACCGGCAAAACGGTATTAACTGACCGGCAATAAACATCAACCGCCGTAACAAGATTACCCAAATCCCAATCTATTTTCCAGCGATTGTTATCACCCCCACCCCAGCTATTTTGTTCAGTGAGTAACCATAAATTCGGCTTGACAAATAGAGATGAATCGGCAGTAATCCGCATTGATGAGCCGTCAATATCCACCTTAATAGGGCGAATTTCCCAACGTGAATCCCCGGCATCTTCCGCCCCATCAACTACCCGAAAAAACACAGCAACATCACAAGGGCGAGTACAGGCCGGTAAATCCTCATAAATTAACCCGCCGATTTGAGCTATCTCTTGACGCTCTAAGGGGTCATGGTCTAAGTCCAGATAGGTAACAGTCGCATTGGTTTGAACCAGGGTGAGTTTCTCGTAGCCATAAGCCTCAACATAGCCATAATTCGTCTTTAACTCTGCGTTCTGCCAATCCCACCTTACACCGGTTAAGCCTTCGAGTTGCAATTCATCAGTAACAAAAGTAGGAGAGGGTTGATAACCCAACTCGATAGCTATCATTTCCTCTGCTTGGGCCATTGTCCATGCCAGAGCATCACGGGCATCCTGATCCCACACTTCATCACAACCATCAGTCATAGGCGCTTTTTGCCCCCACATTTGATTAAAATGCGTTGACCTAATCATCATGAATTTGGCCCATTGGTCAATAGGCAATTGTGTTACCGTATTAGACCGGCCCACTATACCCCCGCTGCTATTGGGTCAAGTTGCAAAATCTCAGCTAGTTCGGGTTGCCCACCTTGATATGCTTCTGGACTAATCTCGGTTTTTAGTGGCGCTTGTACATGCCCATTTGGAGCGCCTACTCCAATCTTGAAATCAAGCCCACGCCCAGCTTGCCGGAATTGGCTAATATCATTGACATGGACTTCCAACTTATGGCCCGGCCCGTTGACATTGTAGCTGATATTGGTAAACCTACCCACTACACCAAAACCCGCTTCACGCTGCCCACTGTACTCAACCCATACCTTTTCATTATTGGCATATTGGTCAAGTGTACTAGGGCTTGATTCATACCGTTGTGTAAATGTTTCAGGGGGAACATAAGTAGAACCCCCACCGCCACAGCATCCCACTGGAAGCCTCCCTTCATAAGCACTTTTGTGCTTATTATAAATAAGTTGTTTCATTTCAGGTTCACGCCGATTTACTTCGCGTAATTGGAGTGAACGGTTATTCTCATGCCGCCGATAGTGCAAAACTACCTCATTAAGTTTCTGTCCACAGAAGCCAGCTAACCCACAACTAATCCAGTATTCAACATCCTCTAACCCCGCTTCTAAATCTACTTTCCAACCCCCCGCCCGTACATGCGCTTCAATCGAGTGCATTGAGGTGACTGTCATAATCCCTTCGGGGTCAAGGGACTTTTTGAAGTCGTACTCAGGCAGGCTCAACTCTTTACCTAATTGCCATTCGCCATTTTGTTTAGTTAGTCGCCGCAAGTTACCATAAATCACTTTTGTTTTATCCCTGCGCCAGGTAGTAAACATAGTACCTAATGTTGACATATCGGCTAACATGTCATCAGCATCAAGGGGCAACAGGCAATCATAACGAGCTAAAGCAACTGCTGTATTGCGACAGGTACTTGGGCCGGACTTGTGAGTTGTGCGAAATTGTCGGATTTTATCAGAAGGATTAGCAAGGGTGATACCCATAGGTGAGGCGTCGTCAATTAACAGAAGTTCCCAATCTTCAAATAGTTGGGATTGCACTGAGGCAATGGCTTCATTAAGCCATTCAAGTTTCTCGATAGTATCTATATAGGCCGGGGTTATGATTGAAATCATTTAATTTCCTCTGATAAACAAAAAGGCATATCTAAACTAGATATGCCTGCTAAGGTAAAAACCGCTAAAGGCTTTTATAGGCACCTTATCTACCCGTTATTCCATCGCGCTCGGAGCTGCTGGCTCACAGGAAGCGACGGGAGGAGGTTGCCAAGCCCCCTTTATTTTATAATATTTGATTAAACTTATCCCGCACATGTCATTCATTGTACGATAAATGAGTGTATCGGGCATCTAATCAAATAGTTATAATCATTTATTTTGATACCAGCTTATGGTTTGCCTTAAGCCATCTTTCAAACTTACTTCTGGTAGCCAACCCAACTCTTTCGCTGTCCAGATACGTAAACCGCGCCGGGGTTGCCCATCCGGTTTGTCGCTGTTGTACTTGATTTTACCTTTATAGCCGGTTAGCTCTTTGAGATGCTCAACAATAATTGCTATTCTAACCTCATTACCGCTGCCCAAATTAACCGGTTCTGGTCTGTCGTATTTCTCAGCTAAGAGCATTATACCACGAATTGCATCAGAAATAAATAGGAAGTCTCTTGATGCGTTGCCAGTTCCCCAAATCTCAACCGTATCAAGGTTATCTCGTCTGGCGTCAATGAACTTTTTAATCAATGCCGGGATAACGTGCGATTGTAGGGGGTTAAAATTATCCCCTGGCCCGTAGAGGTTAGTTGGCAACAGGTAGATGCCATTTAAGCCGAAATCTTTACGGGCAAGTTGCAGGTGCAGCAGGGCCATACGTTTTGCTAGGCCGTAAGGTGCGTTTGTTTCCTCTGGAAAACCGTCCCAGATAGTACGCTCATCAAATGGAACTGTGGTGTATTTGGGATAAGCGCAAACCGTACCAATCTGGACAAACTTCCCCACGTTACCATTTTTGGCATGGTGGATAAGGTTGGTACAAATTTGCAGGTTGTCATAGTAGAGATCATAGCCGTGCTGCTGATTGTAGCCAATGCCACCGACGTTGGCCGCGAGGTTAAATAACACGTCAATTTTGCCAACATCTCTAAACATTGCCGCTGTGTCATCGTAGCGCCGGAAGTCGTAAACAAGTGAGCTTGGGTTAATCGGGATGCAACCGAGTTCATTAAGCTTAGCTGTAAGGTGAGTGCCGAGAAATCCAGATCCGCCGGTTATCAAGATAGTTTTATCTTGCCAGAAGTTAATACTCATAAGCCTCTTTTATTTTAATACCCAGTGACAAAATGTTATCTGGCCCTTTTGGAAATGGCATCCAATGGGTGACTCCGTAAACAGCATGTCCATAAATATCAAACCATAGTCCTCTTGTTCCATCGTATATTTTGTTGCTATACCACCCAAAATACCCCCCGCTATCACTATCTGGCATTTGTTTTTCTACCCAAAATAAAACAGGTATATTATCAAATTCCGGTAGTTCATCTTCTATTGAAATCCATTCATTGTCTACCATCGCCAATTGTCCTCTGCTTTCTGTGGCTCAATCATCGCCAATAACTCGCTCGCTCGTGCCTCAAATGAGTGCTCCCTCAAAGCTAATCGCTCACCAGCAAGGGCTATAGCCGCCCGTTCTTTTTCGTGGTTTAGGTAGTATTTAATCTTCTTTTCCAACTCGCTAAAATCTTTCCAGATAATACACGTCTCACCGTCAACTAGTCCTAGCTTGTCCATGTCCCTAAACCACTGATGAGCCATAGCGCATCCACCGGCGGCTAGAATTTGGAATACCCGATTAGAGACAAATCCTGTATCGGGCCACTGGCTATCGCCTATTCCAATTTTGGCGGCACGATAGATTTTGCAACCCTCGGAAAAGTTATACATAGTTTGGCCTTGACTCCACTCAGCAGGCCAGCCGTTACCGTATAGGCCAAAAGAGAGGTTAAGACTTTTGAGCTTTTTAACCAACACTTGACGCGCCGGTGAATAACCGCTTGCCAAAAAGACAACATCAAAAGGCATGCCACCCTCATAACCAACCCCATCAGGCTCATAACCAATTTGCCAGTAACCAGCATTAACGTCCATTGCCTTTTGCTTTTCAATAGCATCTCGGTTTACCCCCAATTGTAGATCAAAAGCCTTTGCCAATTTAATGCCATCTTCGCTCAACAAATTCTCAGGCCAAAAGTCACCATTCCAATTGATAAAGCGGGTTTTAGGATTATCCTGCTTAAGCCGGGCAATATCAGCCGCATTAATTTGCTCACCATTATGGAGTTGGCTTAAGAAGATAGTAGGCTGAATTTTAGCCATCAATTCTTCTATCTCACCAAGCATACCAATTTCACCTAATTTTGCATATTGCTCTAAATAATCATACTCAACCGTTAGCGCAACTTTAGCTAATGCCTCTCTTAACCCCCGCTTTTGTTCCTTTTGAATAGCCCATCCTTGCTCATAAATGGGTAGATACAAGACGCGCTCTTTAGCCACAATGGGATTGGTCAACATTGGGTAAGGCCGGATAATTGGCCCGACAGGTGAGCCGGGTAAGTCGAAGTGCTTCCACTTGCGCCCCCAAGTCCAGCTATCAGGGTGATGCCCCCCTACGGCACGAGGGTCTTTGCCCCCGGTTATATTGTTGACCTTGCGTAAGTCATCCTGTACTTCATGGTCACTAATCTTTGCCCCCGGTATAGGTGATACTTGAAAGCCTAGCTCATACATCTGGGCCGATAACTCATTGTCACCCCCATAAGTATGCCCACCCCAGTCGCCCCACCAGCCCACTTTGTCACCTAGCCACTTGGGAACAATGCACACTTGACCGTAAGGCCGGTGTACTTGCTTGCCTTCATAAACACAAGGCATCTGCTCTACATGCCAATCCTGCCCATTGCGGTTTTGATAAAAGCACCCCACGCCACAATCAGGGTTTGATTGCATATAGGTATAAGCGAGTAGGATGCTATCGGTTACAAATTCAATATCATCATTAGCCAAAATGATGTAATCGGCTTGTGCTGCGTAACTTGCATCATTGAAAGCGCGAATAGCCCCAAGTAATTGACCGTGCTGGATTAAATTTATATCAGGTTGACTCAAGCACCATTCAATAGTGCCATCCTGACTCCCGCCGTCTGTAAGCCAAAAGGCTAAACTAAGCCCAAAAATACCCTCAACCGAGGCACGGGCCGATTCTATCATACGCTGTAGGCTGTCTATGCGGTTGTAAGTGCCAGATACTACCGAGATGTCAGTCACAATTATTCTCGTGATAGTTTATGTAAGCCTGTTGTCTTACTTTGGATTGTTTTAACCACTTGCCCATTGCTTTTGTAGCTATCTTATCTAACTTTTCCCACTTATCTCTTAATACCTGTTCTTTTTTACGGGCATCCAAAAACGCTTGTTCGAGTTGGCCGCAATTTACGCCGTCCATATCACCCCGAATCCCCCGCCATTTTCAGCCCCGGTATGTAGCTCATCAAGCCGCAGTTTGGGCGACGGTAACTCAGCCCATGCTTTATCCATTCCCGGTCTGAATAGGTCATCAAAACAGACAACCGCTTTACTTGCCAGATACGGACGCCACGCCTCGTATTCCATCATTGTCTGCTCATAGGTATGGGTCGTATCAACGAATAAAATCCCCACATCCCCATATAACCGATGTATCTCTTTAGCCGCCAGAACGCTGTCACCTAACCAATAATGGAAATTCATAAAGTTTTGGCGAATATAACGGATATTATCCGGGTGGTCATCGGCGTTATCAATTCCCACTACACGCCCGCCTGAATAACCCCGGCATAGGTGAAGTGAGCCACCGCCACCGCAAACACCAAGCTCGATTGATAACGAGGGATGCAACTCAGCGGCAAGGTGCATTAGGAAACGGTAGTAAGGGGAAGGGGGGAACATTGTCTCAGGGAATGGTTTATCAGCCAGTGCTTTGTTAGCCAAGACGCGAAAGGTGTATTCGTTCATAATATTCCCGCCATTCCTTTTAATATAGCCTTTTCCATCTCATCTTTATCAAGTATGCCACATAATGAAACGGCTTGTTTAATAAAGTCCAGACTATAGGAATGTGACTTATAAAATTCCCAAACATCTTGACTTGTAGTTTTCGTTATCACCGCTATTTCATCTACTTTTAATTGTGTAGATATGGCATTATCTATCATGGGTGATGAGGGAAGGAAAGTGGGGAAGATAATTCTGGGGAGTTTATTCATAATCCGCTTTACTCCTGTTGATAAATATCGTTGTTTCCCACTTGTAATCCAGTATCGGCCCGTAGCCCATCATTGTGACCTTCTCCCAACCCGTCTCATAGTTACCGAACATTGCCTCGGTTTGTTTGAGGTAATACGGTCTATCGCCGGTGTTGTCAAGTACGATGCACCCGCCCGGTGCAACATGGTTAAAGGCGTGATGCAGGCAACTGACGCGGGCCATACCATCAATAAGAATAAGGTCAAACAAGCCGTATTCATCAATAACCGAGGCATACTTTTTGAAGTTGACATCACCCAAGTTAGTCGAGCCGGATTTGTAGTGTAAGGGATTAGCTTTATCAGGGCCAATTTCACCCCTTTCATGAGGTATAAAATGATAGGCACTAAGTATCTTTTCTTTAGCTAATGTATCTATCATCTTGTCGTAAAAGTTACCATCATGCTCTACTGAAACTAATAGCGCATTTAACTCATTAGTAAAAAATAAGGTACTCTCCCCACTTCCCCACTCGAATACACGCTTGGGGTTAAGCTGTTTGATGTAATCAGTTACGAGGTAGGGAAGCCAGGGTTTATTCATGGAGTAAAACAATGCCTTGAGTATTCCCCCGATGTAGTACATCCTTAAACAACCTTTTATCTCCTGGTAATCCATTAAAATACTGAACCATTCCTTTTCCGGGAGGGTCCACTAGCGGGTCAAAGAAGTCAGATGTAATGTCATCACAAATCCAGATAGCTTCATCGGCTAACCATTTTGAATATGTATTCCACTCCATCTTACTCGCCAAATAATGATGACTACTATCCTGATAAACAATGCCTATTTTCCCATACAGGGCTACAATTGCACCAACCGCTGCCCATGTATCAGATGATAATGAATCACCATCAATAAAATGATAATTGCTTTTTGCCCTATAACCCGGTTGATGAAAGTCAATACCAATAACTTGGCCGCCATATCCAACGGCTGCATTAGTCATATAGAGCGAGGCCATGCCGCTTTCTACTCCAATTTCCAACGCAGTGAACGGTTCACGCCAATTCATCAGGTGATATAAAAAGCGGTAGTAATTGCGCCGTTCAGGATTTTTTAGCGGGTCTACCTCGTTTGGTAGAGGCCGGTTTGATAGTTTGATTAGTCTCTCTATTTGCTTCCACATTGTCATAGATATGCCAAATACTTTGGATTGTATTCTCCGAATAGTTCAAGGTACTGCCCTTGCAATTCAACTATCCTTGAATAATTACCTTTTCTTTTTGACCACATCATAGCAACTGCTAGACTATTTTTCTTGTTATGTTCATTTGTTTTGGGCTTGCCCTTTGTGGCTTCTCTCATTTTTTGTACCCAACTTTCAGATAGCGTTTTACCCTTATTGGGACTTACCATTCCGATATGCCCCAAACTCATTTTCTTTTTAGTTTCCTCAGTTACGGAAGGTTTATTTCTCGCGCTAATGCTCATATTTTTTCTGTGTTCAAGTGTAATCTTGTCGCCCCCACCATAAAAGGGATGTTTCTCGCCATTGTGTTTTCCTTTATTTGCCTGACTTATTCTGTCCTTAGCTTCCTGACTAAGAGATTTTCCAAATCTTGGATTATTCTTGCCTGCACTAGCGCCCATCCCCCCGTCTGCCATATTCGTTAAGTTGATACCTCTTTTTCTGGCAGTGCTTATGTATTCTTTTTCAACCTCTTGCCAGTTATCCTCTGAGCATTTGCCGATAGTTATTAGGGTTGGTTTAAGATTGTTTGATAATAACTGTCTAATCCATCTTTCCTTGTGCGGATTATGACCACAATAACCTTTAGCCTCTTGTATATGTTTCTCTAATCGCACCTCTGGGTTAACAGTTTTACCAATGTATCTCAGTTCTGAGGTTCTAGGATCGTAAAGCCCATAAATATAAACGACTTCCATTTGGCGTCCTTTTGAGGAATAAAAAGCCCTGTATCAATCTACCCATTGCAGGACGCCAATCTTGCACATCAGGCAAACGATACAGGGCTTGATAACTAATTTGATTAGTCCATAACTGCAAGATTGGCGTATAGGTATTATACCACATTTAGGCAGATACTCCAATCTTTTTAGGTCTTCCCATCTTCTTTTTGGTAGGTTCTTTCGAGTTCACCAAAACGAATCCCATTGGAATTTCTTTATGAAGCCCCTCGGTAGATAGGTATTTAGGCTCTGGTAATTCATCCCAAAACTTAAGCATACCATCGAAATTATAGCCAGCCGTAATGTCATCGCAGATTACTAAAGCTGGACTATCTAGCAAGGGTGAATATAAATCCCATTCAAGTTTGGCATATTTATAATCGTGCCAAGCGTCTATGAAAAGAATCGAGATGGGTTGATTTAGTGCCTTAATTGGCTCTACTGCGTCCCAACTCCACATTTGCAAAAACGACATATTTGGCAAATGAGCAACGGCCTCGTTGAGAGAGGCTAAACCGGCGTGATCTGAATCCTTGTGAATGTCAACACATACCACTTGCCCTTCCGGGTTGCCTACTGCGAAATGGGCGGAGCTATCACCGCGCCAGCAACCAAGCTCAACAGTCAGGCGGGGTTTAAGCGTTTGGGCAATGAGGTAAAATAGCCGGTAGTAAGGTTGGGTATGCCCGACAATACCTATTTGCTCATTGTAACGAGCGTCAAGCCAGGCATTACCGGTGGGTTTCTCTTGGAGAGCAATGTCAATTAGAAGTTTGATGTCTTGCAGGGTAAAGTTATTCATTTATTAGCCATCCCCCACAACCATGCCTGCACCCCCGATATAGCCATCAGGAGCATAAATAAATCAGTTACCGTCATTGGGTAAATTACGAATAGGAACAGGGGAATTGATAGCCAAACGCCTAAACAGTAGGGACATTCTAATGCCTCTGCTAACGAGTGCCATTTGTCATAGTACCTATCATCAATTGCAAGAGGCTTATTTTTATAATCAATCTTGTCTACTACTCCGGCTTCATACCACGCCTTATCCTTTGCCCAATAGCGCACACGCTTAAACAGGAATAGAGGGCCGTCATCACGAGCGATTAGGCGGGCTAGGCGGTAACAGGTAAAGATAGCCAGAGTGAGCCGGATTAAAAAATCAGGGTCCGATAGGTTCATCTTGCTCCAAAAACACAAAGGTGGCGTACTCGCCATTATCCCAAGCAAGCATTTTACCGTCCATTAAAGCCTCAATATGTTCTCGTTTAAGTAATATACACTCAGATCCAAAATGATGCCCATATTTGTCGGCTTCTGCTTGCGTTGCGTTTAGGATTATTGCTTTATTCTCTGGGTCAGTCCAATCCAACCAACTCATTTGTATTCCCACTCCTAAGCGCCTCGACTAACCCCGGCTGCAATTCATAGCGTGTTTTGCCTACGTGCCAGCATAGCAACTTGGGCAAGTTGTAGGGGGATTCGGTTTTAGTCCAATCCTCATCTAACAATGCCCTAGTGTACCATTCGCTCTCTACCATATGTGGTTGCTGCCCATTGCTTTTATTGTAGTATGGGATCGTAGGTTCCTCGTGCCAAAACGGGGCATGCATCCGTCGCCGGCCTGGTATCAAATCACGAAATGCACCAAGCAGTGATACGTCGGTTATCATCTCATTCGTGAAGTCCCTAATCCCGAATTGTCCTAAGTCACCCCACTGGGGAAACATCTCACCGCCATAGTTGCTACAGATAGCCGCATCCCAACTGCGAGTTGTGTTCATACCATCCCCCACAAACTCAAAGTTGCGCTTGCCCTCGTTAAAGTCATCCCCCTTTGTACCTACCCGGTGTACTAAGTGAGGGAACCACTTAACATACTGAAAATTATTGGCATATTGGATGCGCCAAAAGGATAGGTCAAACTTGCCAGCCTCAAACTTTTTAGCCATTAGCCGTAACACGTCCTGATGCCATATCTCATCAGATTGCCAATAAATGACATGGGGATTATGGCAGAAGTCAACGAGATCATTTGCCAGATGAGCGAATACCCCGGCGTCTTGATAAGGGAATGAATGTTCAAGTATCAGCTTTACTTTGGGGTTATGGCTGGCTATGTCCTGTAGAAATTCTATTGTGCCATCTTGTGATCCTAAGTCCATTATGACCATTTCATCAACAAAGGGCATAAATTGGGCCATTGATTCAGGGAGGCAAAAGCCGCCTGTAAAGGTGTTACGAATGAAGCAGCAGGCAGAGAGATTCATTCGATAACCTTTAGAGACCTTGCTATATCGCTCAAAGTTTCCTCACTTGTCTTACTGGGTACTTGAATAATTATTTCCAGGTTAGTTAGCAACTCTGCCATTCTAGCAACAATCAACTTTGAATTATGCCCATCTGTGCCATGTCCAAATTGTTGAGCATAAAACTGACTAAACTCAATCTCTTTTTGTTGTCTTTCATCAAATAATTTTAACCAGTTCATTTAACACCCTCAATAGGTTTATCAAAGAATGTAATATCATCTACTGAAAGCCAGATGCCATCTTGGGTTTGCATCATACAACCCCCAAAGAATCGCCACTCAAAACTTCTGTCTGGGTTTAATTCAGCCAAATTACTACAGAAATTCATTCCAAATATAGTAGAAATCCCAATTATGGGCAGTATAAAAATACTGATAACTAGAACAACTACTCCTAAAAAACGAAGCAACTCTTTCATTTTAATATCCTAGTCCATCCAATAAAGATTTTGCAACTGACCATCTGGTATAATGAGCACAAATACAAGTGCAAGTTGGGACTAATCTTTGAACCGCCAAACATCTATCAATGTAATCATCAACGAAAAGCTCAATTTGATACTCCTGTACTATCTGTGCCTTTCGTTGCCTGATAATTGCCTCATCCATTGTATCACTAAAACTTAGATTGATAGCCCCTGATTTATCGCAAACATATTGACGCCTATTATGGTCATATTCGCCGGGATGACAATGGGAGATAAGATAAACCTGATGACCTAAATCAATAAGACGCTGAATAGTGACAATCCATCCCTCTGGGTCGTTATCCATAACCCCACCGTAATCAAGCCCGATTTTCACTTCAGGTCCCTTAACCCTTCCTCTACTCCTCTAAACTTTAACCCCAGCGCCTTAACCTTGCCCAGATCATAAGCCGTATCAATTGGCCGGGGTGCTATCCCCTTTAGCTCACTTGTGGCAATCGGTTCAATTCGATTGCTGTCAACCTTGTTATGTTTGGCAACGGCCAGGCCAAAATCGTATAGTGTCATATGGTCATCAGAGGCGACATTGTAAATCTGGTTTTTGTCACCCTCAACAAGTTGCCAGATTGCGCTGGCTACATCCTCCGCTAATGTCGGCTGCCAATATACGTCATTAACGAGCTTAACCGTTTCACCCATTGCCAGCTTTTGAGTAATCGTTGTAAACCAGTTAGGCCGGCCCCCTGGGTAGGGATAACCGTAAAGCATAAAAGGCCGGATGATTAGCCAGTTATCAGAGATTGCCATAACCAAGTTTTCAGCTTCACGTTTCAGGCTGCCATAACGGTTGACTGGCACACGCTCTGATAATTCACTGTAGGGAGGATTGTCACCCTTATACACGGCATTGGTAGACAGGTAGACAAAACGCCCCCTACCCGTTGCCTCAACTACATTGCGAGTACCTAGCACGTTAATATTGTGGCACTCAACAAAGTTGTTTTCGGCATAGTCAACACTGCCAACCGCAGCGCAATGGATGACTAAATCAGGCTTAACCCGGTCAAAGACATAACCAACTTGAGACTTGTTAGTAATATCTAGGTGGTAGCACGTCAAACCGTCAATGTGATTAGTAAACCACGTCAAATCAAAGTTGTAATGTGGGCAGGACTTAATCAGATAACGTGCTAAAAGGGAACTACCCCCTGTGATTAGAACTTTCATCATGGCTGCAACCAATAGCATAATCCGAGCAGGAATGACAAGCCAATAACAGTAGCAATCCAACCGCGCCTGTCAGCCTCGTTTAATTCAGCCTCTTTGAATTGGTAATGTTCGTGTACCGTCTCGGTTATAATGTGCTGCGGCATTTTCTCAACCATAAATATAAGTAAATCCATACATACCACATAAACGAGTGATAAACAAAGAACCAAGCAAAACGAGCTAGTGTAACTACAGTCAGGATAAGCCAATAAAAAGAGTTTCTAATCCCGCGCTGCCAATAAGGGACAGGTAATGGTAATTGTGTTTTCTCGCCTGTGGTACAATCATAATCAGTTACTCGCCCATGATCCTTGCAGATATAAACAAGCTTGTTATCTAGTGACATATCTAAGTAGGGCATGAGTGGTACAAGATTAAAGATAAAATCCCGCTTGCGACCGCAAATGTAACAATTGGGCCATCCATTGTAGTAATAGGCATCATAAGCGCCCTGCAATCCTCTGGCCCAATACCAGCAGTCACAAAATAGCCTTTTAAGGGATGGTCTAAACTCAATGATTATGTGTGCATTTTCGCTTATGTCCATATGTCACAATTACCTTACCCTTAACTTCACCGTCAACCTCTATTGCCTCATACTTGGCAATGAGGATTGTTTCAGTGGTATCACGGATGATACCCACTTTGCCAACCTCGTAAATAATGTCTTTTGGCAAGTCAAAGATTTGACCGACTTTCATTAGTGCTTTCCATTTAGAAAAAGCTGTATTCTTTTGTCAATATACTTGTTGATTGCTCGTTCTAAACTCTTTAGAGCCATTTGTTGAGACATCTCATCTGCCTTTTCATCAGGCATTTGACGTTCTCTACTATTCATAGCTCGCAACTCAACTTTATTGTAATGCTTTATTAAGCGCATTATTTCTTTCATTAGCAATGTCCACTTTGCCCCATTGGAAAGTAACAATGGTTATCATCCCTAAACCATTCTAGCCAGTCGAGCAAACCAATGCGCCAAATTGCATTTGAGTCGCTATCGGGCAAGGGCACAAAAGTATCGTTGGCAATGTTCCAGTTGTAACAATTATACCGTAATTCCGTACTCGGCATAGTTTGTGTAATACGAACCATCTTCATTAAACCTGTTGTGATGAAAATAGCGATAATCAGGCCCAAGTACATAACGATACCTGCCAGCCGATTTACAGTAGTAATGTATCCGGCCCTCTAGCATTGCATGGTATTCGGGCATCTCAGGATAGTCCCTCGGATT